TCTGTCACCGACTCAGTCTTTGACGGGATCATCAATGTCTCGGTTTCGGACGCTGCCGGTGTCACAGACCAGACCCTAGTTGAGACTATTTTCGCTCAGGACTCTGTAGCGGTCGGGGACCTCACCAACACTTCCTTGGTCTATTCCGTAGCCTTGAGTGACACTGCCTCTCTATCAGACAGTTCGATTGCGGGTATAATTGAAAGCGCAGACCCGTTCGACGCGGTCAATATCGCAGACGCTGCCTCTACGGACATCTACTACATCAGGGTACTTCAGGACAACCTGGTAGTTTCTGATAGCGCCGCCCCCACCACCACTCGTGAAGTGTCCCTGAGTACAGACATCTTGGCAGTCTCTGACTCAGTGGCCGCTGAGCCAACTAGCGGGGTACTCGTTTCGGACGTGGTCTCAGGGATCACGGACTCTTTGGCGGTCACGCGATTCGTCGATCGAAGCCCGGCCGATACGATCGTTATCCTAGACCAGGTCTTTATAGGAGAGACTCGTGATGTAGTCATCGGTACGGATTCTGTTTTGGTATCGGACTTCAGTCTAGCCGAAGCGATCAATATCGATGTCGTGGTGACTGACACGATTTTCGCAGTGCTCGACAGCATTGCTCGTGAAACCACTATTTTGCGGGTCTTCAACGATACAGTATCAGTTACAGACGCTGTATCCGCTGCTCGCGGTGGCTTAGTTGATCGCGACCTCATCGACACGATTACTTTTGGGACTGACTCTGTCAAACAGATCCTATGGCCCGGCTTCGATGACGATCTAGATGTCTTTGATATTGTCCAGGTCGAGAAGATTGGGACCACGCTGGTGGCTGCTTCTGCGGACGGATTCAGCATCACGGTCCCTTTTCAGAGCGAGATCAGCTACGATCATACAGGGGACCTAAGGAACTACCTCTTCCGACCATTGTTGGGTAGTCGTGGAGTGCCCTTCCAGATTGAAGGTGTAACTCCTGTAACAACGACCCTAGCTTCTGGGGGCTCCGGCACGCTGATCAGTGTGAATGACCCGAACTTCACTACGAATCTCTTTCAAGTGGGATCGGCAACCTTCAATGCCGGCACGGATGTAGGTAGGTACCTGGCGATCGGCAATGGACGGGTCCCTGGGGTCTACAAGATAGTTGGTGTGCCCAGCTCCACAAGGGTCCAGCTGGATCGCCCACTACAACTAGCGGATCCAGCTAACGGCACTTTTTCTTGGGTTTTCACCACAGCTATACAGGCTATAACTTTCAGGACTACTAACAAGGTCACCAATCAAGCAGGGTATACCCTCTCAATTCAAGGTTTGGTGACCAAAGCCGGAGTGCCTTTCGGACTTGCAGCCGATTTTATCACGACGGGTATTCTTGGACCTAAGCTCTTGGGGGTGACACTTTCTGATGAGGGTCAGCTTGTGGTCAATTACGACCAACCCATGCGAACTGACCGGGATATCGTGCTATCCTCCGAGTATACTGTGACCGGTCCGTCTAGTGTGTCGGTGCGCCAAGTGCAATCCGTTGGCCCATCCACTGTGGCCCTCGATTTGAATGGCCTGAGCAGTGGCTCTTACGCACTCACGATCAATATTGCGGGTACTCCAAAGGACGTGGCTGGCAATCCTCTAGAGCCTGCTTTCAATCAGGCAGTGTTCACTGGGTCAGTGCCGCTGACCAATCGGAGTATATTCACGGATAAGGGCCCGATTTCAAAACCTGCCCTTTCGCTACAAACGGGTACAGGTGTTACGTTCAACAGCGGTGCAGAGGCCACTCTCACGGGTTCGACCCTGACTCCTGATCTGATCAATGAATACTTGAATTTTAGCGGCACCCTTCACAACGACGGGACCTATAAGATTACTGGGGTGCTTTCTCCGACGAAGCTCCGCGTTCAAGCAAGTTTCGTGCTCCCCGATTCGGCGGGCTCTCCGGTCTGGGAGATTTTTGATCCCCGTAACGGTGAGATCGCTGATGACCCCACGGATGTGGGGGTCTTAGTGAACGGCACTCCTGTGACGCCAGTCGCTGTAGTGGGCCTATTGGGTCAGGTGGTGCTGCCCACAGCTCCCGAACCAAATGACGATGTTAAGGTCAACTACAGTTGGATGCCGAATCCTACGGTGGACTTCCGTCGATTGAACTCCAAGGAGTTTCGTCTCAATTCCTGGAACGCTGACACCTTGTACGGAAAGAGCACGAGCCAACACAGGTATCGCTACAACAACACATTGGTTCGGCCCAGTGAATACGCGCCCTTGGATATCCTGGCGACCCTCGATCAACCCGAGACCCGAGACCTGTACTACAGGGCTTTCGAACGAGCCTACACGGCGACACTCAATGACCCGTCATCCCTGCTCCTCAACAGCCCAATCCACAAGATCGCTTTCCCATCAGCTCAAAGGACCATCAACGAGGCTTTCATCACCTATGAGGCCGAGGTTCTCCCTGAGGCTGCAACGCCTGCCTGGGTGAAGCACGGTGCCGGACTGACATCAACATCGGCTGGTCTACTCACGGCCACCGATAACACCTCTGGGCCATATCCCGTAGGTCAGACTTTGTTTTGGACTCAAGAGCTGGATCTGACCTTCCCGCATGCCTTTGCTCTTTCGTGGAGATTCTACGGAGCTAGCGTTACCGCATACAACGGGGTTTTCTCAGGCCTTGCTGTAGGCTACTCAGATGACGCCGTGGCCTATGCGATCGGATTCATTGAGGTCTCTGGGGTCAAGAAGATCGGTTTCCTAAAGCGAGGCTTCGCTGACGACGCTTCGACGGTTGATTCGTGGATAGGCGGCCTAGACAACCTAAGTGTTTCCACGGGCTTGCCTGTGACTTTCGACTGGAGCGTTCTACACAGCTACCGTCTATTCCGTGATCGAACAGGCACAATCTCTCTGTACGTAGATGGAGACATCCTGGCTACCTTGCGGGTGACCCCGGATCAGGTCCCTTTCTTGGAAGAAGTCAACGCTCCTTTCAACGAGCTACAGGGAGTATTCTTCGGCTCAATCTCTAGGGAAGCTGAGAGTGTATCCGTCTGGGACTTCGTTCGCTATCTTCTTCTGCCAACCAACCCACTTCAGACCAGTCCCTCGTCATTTGTCAGCTATGAGGGCAATATCCTACCAGAAGTGGCTAGCCGACCCTGGACTCCGATCGGTTTCCACGGAACAGAGTCCATCGTCAACAGTCAACTACTGCTTCTGGATTCCACATCAGCCTCAGACGGCTTCACTGCCTCTGAAGTGGGCGGCATAGGCGGTGACTACCGAGGTTTTGTTCGTCTAGAACCCCTGCTGTCCTCAGCCTCTGAGATTGTGGTGGACGTTGCTCCGCAGCTGCGGACCTACACCTACGGCGTAGACCCCTATGGGTTGACGGTAGCTGTAGACGACGGCAATCGTTTGATGCAGCTTGCTTTCTTCCCTAGCGCCGCAACCCCCAAGTTTAGTTACGGCGGACGATCTCTCCCGGAGTCTTTCTCACCCTATGTCTGGAGTGCCATGGGTGGAGGCTCAGCCTCTATGCTGGGGCGAGTCCTGAGGATTTCAGATACGACCGTGGGTGATGGCAAGGTCTACTTTATCGACGATCTCTCCCCTCCTGTTTCTGATAGCCGTGTAGTGTCTTCAGCTACCGACTACATTTTTGAGTTCCGTGTGCAGGTGGTAAGCTACACCACGGATGGTGCGGGATTTGCTGGCGTATTCGGTCAAGTTGATGACGGTTCCAGAGCGCTAGGACTCATGTTCGAAGTCATAGCAGGGACTAAGTACGTAACCTTCAATTCTGAAGGAGTGCCCCTGGGCAGTTCAGCCAGATTCGCATTCAATTGGAATGACGGTCAACCCCACACCTATCGCTTCGTTAAGAGCACGGGTGGAGACCTAGTCACGCTGTTCATTGATGCTGTGTTCGTCGGCACGGTGGCATACCATTTGTTTACGGCGACCGGTGGCACGGCCACCGTCTCATTCGGATCGTCATCGCCTCTAAGTGCGGGGGCTCTTTCGCAGGTGGACTGGCACTACTGCAACGTCTGGCGAACCCGGACCGATTTGAAGCACTATGTGGGCCTCTGGAAGGGCTATGATGCAGACAGTCTGACTGGGTACCACCTCCCTCTCAAAACCTCAGGACGAGGCGCTCAAATCGTAGGCAATGCCTTAGGGGACAGCCTTGCTAGCTTCATTGCTGACGGGGTCACCTCTGGGGACACCCTAGTCATTGACGAGGGGCCCAATAAAGGCGTGTATGCCATTGCAGCCGTTTCGGGAGCTACGACTCTGACCATCGTTGGAACGTGGCCCTTGAACCCCACACTGACTAGTTACCGCATTGTCAGCGAAGTCGACTGGACTGCCCAGCACAAGTACCGTTTGATCAAGGACTCTTCGGGTTTGGTCAGCGTGCTCTACGAGAACGCTACGGATCCTATCATCCAGGTTGGGTACAATTCAATTGATTTGCCGGCCAGTGGCACGGGTCTTGTTCAGGCGGTGTCCAATGGGATTCCGTCGATTGTATTCGGTTCCTTCAACTCGGAGAACCTTGTCCAATCCTCTTGGGATTTCGTACGATACGGCATCTCTAGGTCGGCGACCGAGATCACTGCGGCCCCACACCACCAATTCCTCAATCAGAGGAATGTCATGGAGTCCCCAGAGCGCTTGACGACTCTGCTCTCCCACACACTTACAGACTTCTCCTCAAGCTCTACGGGTATTGTCCCGAAGAAAGCCCCGGAATTCCTCACTAATACGAATCTCCCTGCCTATACCCGGCTCAATGAGGGGACTCCTTTGGTGCCTAGCACGCAGGATTACCAGGTCAGGAGCCCAACTCCCGTCAAGGAGTTCGTGTCAGCTCTGAACATGCCGCAAGACGTGCTCAATACAGCCAGCTTCACCCTCAATGACGGATCTGTTAGATACCGCCTCATCGTACCCGAGGGGGTCCTGTACTCCGCCTTGGATGTGATCGAAGAGTCTTCTGGGGAAGAGGCTCTGATTACTCCATTTGGAGATGAGGACGGCCATAGCTTTAGCGGATTCAACTACCAGAAGGAAGTCTGCCTTGAATACTCTGCCAATGTTCTCCCTGAGAACGATATTGCGGCCCCAACTCCCTGGATTCGTCAAAGCGATAACCCAGGCCAAGTTACGGCCTCAGTGGCTGGTGGTATTTTGACATACAGCACCACGGGCTCGGCCACGGTCTACAAGAACAACACGACGTTGCCGGATGCCCCGGGTCTACAGACAGAGGTTAAGTTCCGCCTTAAGCTGTTGGCCGACGCCACCTTAGGCACGGGGGACACTCAGGTACGCTTTGGTCTTTCGGCTCCTGGACTAACTTTGGCCCTGGCTTTTGTGACCACGCCTCATGCTGAGAGGTACGTCATGGCTGTTGACCTAAATAACGGAAATAATCTGGGGTCGGTTAGCTTCGACTTCCTCGATGGGGCCTACCATACCTACAGAATCGTTAGGGATCCTGGGGCGGGCGTGGTTCGGGTATCCATCGACTCATGAAATCCTGGACTAAATGTGGTTAACCGCAGAAGCAGAGATACTCGCTGAAGCTGCGAAATGCGAAGTTATTTGTGCCAACTGTCATAGGGCTAGGACTTACGCCCGTAAGCAATAGGACCCGTCATGACCGCCACTGCTCTAATCCAGTTAACGCAAGCTACCAACATTGGTCCGAACGGCCAGTCCCTGATTGGCGTTGTCGGGACCGCTGTGACGCTTTCGAATACGGACAACACGGGTGTGGCTTCCTGGCAAATAGACCTTGTCTACGCGGATCCCTCTAGTGCCCTAGTCCCAGCCACACCCTATGCTTTCAACAATTCTAGTGCCACACCTACCCTAACCTTCACTCCTGATGTGTCGGGTTGCTATCGCCTCGTCCTAAAGGTGTGGGGTGTGGCCAATCGTGTGGGTACTCCTACGGACTTGGACATCCGTATCTTTGGGGTAAAGGAAGCCAACGGAACTCTGGTACCTCCGGCTCAGGTATTCCCTCAGCCTTTGCCTGTGCCCGCCTCTGGTAAGCCGGGGGCCAAGCCATCGGAGTACAACTTCGATGGCGTCCCGAACGGCGCTGGCTGGGCGGGGAATGGGTCCAATGATGGATTGTTGAACAACACTCTCAGGATAGTTGATGCGATCAACACCAAAAGCACACACACTCTATACGTGGACGTGGACACAACGGTGCCGTTCGCTCTTCAAACAGGCAGTAAGGGTCTACCGTTTTCAAGCATTGACGACGCCTTTTCACTGATAGGCTCAAACTCTGGCACGGCTACTAATTGGTATGTCATGGTCGGGCCTGGACAGTACCCCTCATCGGGTACCACGATCAATGGCGGAAATGGTACGATCTGTAGGAACATCTGGGTTGAGGGCTCTAAGGGAACTGTCCTTGGTAGTGGGGGGTCTAACACTTTCTACTGGTCGTCCTCAGAGGCCGCTAACAACACACTGTCTTTCAGCAACCTGACCCTCAACATCAAGCTAGATGCGTTTGCTAGTACGACTGAGTCGGGTGTGACGCACACCATCGAATTCCACAATGTCATTGCTACTGCTGGCACCATTCACACAGACTTCACAAGTGACCCCGTCCTAATTTTGGCCTATGGGACGATGGCTGCTAACCCGACCAACACATACATCAGCACTACTTGTCAGTTCGGAGAGATTAGGGCCACGACTGGCAATATTATTTTGAGAGGTTCCAGCTTCAACAGTATCGAAACTGCCACTGATACTGGGGAGATCATCTGCCAGGACTGCTATTGCCCGTCTACTACCACATCGGATGGCATCTATTCCCACAATATCACATTGGGGAACACTCTGTTCGCGGGTACGATCGGAGCTACTGTCCAGATAAACACAGGATTCACCACATTCGGTGCGCTGACTATAGACAGCCCGACTTTTGCATCAATCGTCGCGCACAACGTAGCCGTCAACAATGGCTTCAACAATATCCGTAGCTTGTACGGAGATGAGCTGGCCATTGAGGGCGCCACACTTCAGATCACCTCAACGGGCACGGTCCCGTTAGTGACCCTAGATATTAGGGGCCTGCCCTCTGAGGTCGCCATTGCCGTTCGCGCTGTTGTGGCTGCTTTCTCCACAGGGTACACGAGCATCTATGAGTGGGAGGCAATATTCCTGAAAACCAGCGGTAGCGTGTCTGTAGGAGGTCAAGGAGCCGGGAACTCCGGCTCCAATGGAAAGTACGGTAATAACGCCTCCACCCTGAACTTCTCTTCGAATTCTAACAACATTGTCCTGAGTGAGTTTTGCGCCAGTTCTCAGAACTTCTCCTGGCACACGGTATTGTACTTCTCGTTCTCTCACTCTTAACCAGGGGCTGCCTAAATTTAGATGCTGACGCTTGCTAAATACCAGACTGTCGAACAGCCTCCAGGCCTTCAAATGGGGCGCTTGTGAGCGGCTTTGCAGGTTCCGGATGGGGTGAAGGGCCCTGGGGCGGAAGTACGCTCGATGATGTCAGTAGTGGCAGCACAATCGACGTAGTCAGTGGGGACACGCTTACGATCACAGACTCCTACAGCGTCCCTCTTCGTGTACAGGACGCCGTAGGGACAACGAAATTCTCGGTAAGGGTAGATTTCTCTCAAGACCTCGACATTACATACCCAGCGCTGTCTCTGACTTCGAACTACACCATCCCTGGGCTGACAGTTCTAAGTGTCACGATCCTAAGCCTCTCCCAGGTGCTACTGGCGACAACTCCAGCCCAGCTACCGATCATTTATACGGTCACCGTCGGGGATGCTGTCTCCCTCAATGGGGATATCCTAGGTGTGGATGACCATGCCGACTTCAATGGCTTCATTCTAATCCCCACTTTCTTGGCAGGGGCTGAATCTTCGACGAAGGTAGAACTGATCTTCTCCACGGCGATGACGGTTAATTCCGCCCTCACGTCGACCGCCAGCTACAAGATTCAGGCAACAGACGGGGATGCCATCATTCCCATCCTGTCAGCTGCTGTTTCGGGCCCTTTGCCTCGTCAAAGGGTTACCCTTATATTGGGTACTCCCCTGACTTCGAAACAGTACTACGCGGTAACTGTCGCAAATACCGTGACTGACGTCTTGGGCTTAAACGTAGTCCCCAACATGTACATCATGCAATGGGCTGATATGACTCAGCCTGTTTTCATTGCACCTCTTGAAATACCAGTCAAGGACTTTTCAGGGGAAATACATGGGGGTCTTCTAGGCAATCCCGATGGTCAGGTCTTCTTCTCGCCTGCGTTTGAGACGGTCGGAGCGACCTCGACGATCGAGCTTGAGCAGCTATCGGTCTGTACCAAAGCTTACGACGAATACACGATTCCCGCTCCCCCTGACCCCATCCCGTTGATGACCTTCTCTCCTGGGTCTCAGTCTGTCATTGGGCCTAGCACAGTTCTGTGGGCTCCTGCGTGGCGGCTAGGTCAGGTTCAGATGACCTTGGGACGCAACGAGGTGGACCAGATACAGTCAGCTAATGATGGGCCTGTCTATGGAACTCTGGTAGAGACCATCGATATCACTAGGGCCTCGTTCTTGAATGATTCGCGTTGGAGCACCTTCCCCGGCTCTATCGCATTTAGGACTGCAGACAACAAGACTAGCATAGGCCCAGGGCCGACTTCGTTACGAACTCTGGATTGGCCAAAGATTGTCATTGGCGATGAGATTGACATCGACGACGATGTCAATCTAAGAAGTGGTCTAGACCCACTGCTCAATGACGTAATCTCTGTCTCAGACGTGGTAACCACAGGTGTCCTAGCTGTTGATATCGAAGACGTTGTCAATGTGTCGGATGTGCTCACACCTACCACCCAATACGTTAGGTTCGCGAACGACAGCGTTTTCACAACGGACGTTGCTGAGACCGCGATCCAAACTTACAATATCATTGCTTCGGACGCAATAGACATTTCTTCGGACTCGATCAGCCGCACTACGTTCCAGGTCTTTAGTGTGGCCACCAACGACACAGTATCGACTTCGGACTCGATCAGCCTCACTACGTCCCGGGTCTTTAGTGTGGTTGCCAACGACACAGTATCGACTTCGGACTCGATCACGATCGGATCTGTCATTGACATATTCATGTTGGATTCGGTTTCGATCACGGACTCGATCACTATCGTATCCCACGGAATCATTGACAAGTCAGGGTCGGATTCGATTTCGATCACAGATTCAACGATCAGCGACAACGGACTCGTATCCCAAGTGTTGCAGGTCTCCGGCAACAAGCTGGTGAATTCGCAGGGGCAGACGGTGATCCTGCGCGGCTTCTCATTCTCGTCAACCGAGACTAGGCCGGTGCAGACCTCGACATTCTACGAGCCAATCGCTCCGACGATTGCAGGATTGGGGGCGCGTGCAGGTGCGAACTTTATGCGTATCCCGCTCAACCAAGCCGCATGGCTTGGCACGGTCACGAACGCTGGGATCTCCGGCGCACCGTACCGCAGTGCTATAGTAAATCTCGTAGCTCAGGTGCGTGCATATGGGCTGTATGCTTTGGTCGATCTGCACTGGAACGACCCGCAACCCACAGCCTCGTTTACGCCTAATGCTGCCGCTCAACAGGTTATGGCTAACCGGGACGCGACTGGTGGCACCACGGACTCGCGAGCATTCTGGACCTCGGTCGCCAACACGTTCAAGTCTGATACAGGTGTCATCTTTGATCTCTACAACGAGCCCCATGATATTACGTGGGCGCAGTGGCTCAGTGGTGGAGCGACGCAAACGAACTACCTGAGCGATGCCTCAGGCACTCTAGCGTTCTCATGGACGACCGCGGGTATGCAGGAACTGCTGAACGCGGTTCGCGCTACGGGCGCTACGAACGTCTGTGTCGCCAATGGCATCGGCTGGGCCAACGCGCTAGGTCAAGACGAATACGACACTACTGGCAACCCTTCGCTAGGCTGGCTCTCGCACAAACCAACAGACGCGACAGGCAATCTAATGGCCGGCTGCCATCTCTATTCAGGGCAGCCTTATTCAAGCATACCAGCTACAGCAGATCAACCCTTCTCAACAACAGCGGCTGCGGCAGTGCTTACCGTCGCTGCCTCCTATCCTGTCTTGATTGGCGAGTACGGCGACAAGGTCGGCTCGCTCATTCCCTACGCCCCAGCGTTGCTTGAATGGGCGGAGCGCAACGGCCTCTCGCACGCGGCTTGGACATTTAACAACTTTGGTGATCCAGAGAACGTCTTGCTGACGGCCTACAACGCTAGCACGCAGCCATACGAAGTCGTGCCGAATGCTGGTGAAGGTGCCTTCGTGCTTCCGTACATCCGAGCCCGCCGAAGAATCACAATTCCAAATACGAATATCAGTGCAGGCCAGCCGATCTTCGCCAGTTCGAGCACCGGGTCAGCAGTTACCAGAATCACTCAGAGCAACTGGGATGGTAACGATTGGAGATCTTCTGGATATCCTGCATCAGTATCGCTAGATCTTTCAGCAGTCACTGCGTCGAAGCGCACAAATATCGCGCTTGCAATGTCCAATTCAAATTACCAAGGTGATTCATCTACTTTCGTTTCCCCAACATATAGCGCTTGGAGCGACTACAAAATTCAAGGCAATGCAGGAGCTGGAGGCGGGTCGGTGCCTGGCTCGGGCTGGGTAGACATTTTGTCTGTGACCGGTAATAAACAGAGATCACGTTCGCATCGGCTATTATTCGCGGCCGCGGTCGGCGGCACTCCGTACAACTGGCTTCGTGTACTGTTTACTGCTGGAAATAGCCAGAATGACCCTGGCAATTCGGACGCCTCGCTGAATTTGCTCGATGTGAGCGATGTGAGCGCGGGCAACTATAGCAGCTGGTTCATGATGGGTGATTCCATCCTCAGCCAGACCGTGCGCGCAGACGGCACGGGATTTGGGGCAGCGTACAAATCACGGTACTCCGGATTTCCAGCATTATTCGAAATCAACGGTGCGCCAGGATACAAGGCATCCGATTTTGCTTCTGGAGGCTCATACAACACTCAATGGCTCGCCTATCTGAACGGGACCGCATGTCAAAACGTATACATCGCTTTCGGGACGAATGATGCAAGTCCGGGTGTTGCTGCGACATTCGACTCGAACATGCGAGAACTGATCAACAACTGTCTTAGCCACGGTCTTATACCCTGGGTTCCTACGATTCCGTGGTCTACAAATAGCACACGCAATACTAACGCCACTCCGCTAAACGCCAAGATCGCTCAGATCTACACCGACTATGGTGGAGTCGTATTCAAAGGGCCTGACTGGTGGACGTTCTACCAATCCGGAATTCTTACATCGGACGAAATTCACCCAGTCGATCATTATCCTGAAGTAGCGGCAGAGCTTGCGCGCGTACTTGGGTTGCGCGCGCTTCCAGGTGCGAGTGCTGATAATTGGACGCCTCCCACCATTGATTTGAGCGCCTAATGTCTGGCCTCAGTTCACGTATATGGCCTGATTGGCTTTAGGGGTGCCCTGTTCTCTTTATGGGAAGCCTCTTGTGAAAACGAGAGGATATGAGCATGAAGATGACCGAGCAGACCCCCAAGCCGCGGAACCAGGTATCCTCAGCCTTCGCTGTGCGTCCCGCCGACAACTTTGGCGAAAAAGGCTATTACATTCGCGGGGATGTCTTCTTCAAGATGCACGATGGAAAGACCGGAGAACTCCAATGGGAGTCGGAACTCCGGAATCTTGTGGTCATGGACGCCTCAATTCTCATCGCCCGGCTGATGAAGGACAACCAGGAGGTCCCCCATGGCGTGTTTGCCCTGGCTGTGGGCTCCGGAGACAGCGGTTGGAACGTGATGTCTCCTCCAGCTCCGACCAGCACCCAAAGGGCGTTGTATTCGGAAATAACGCGAAAGACTTTCTCGGACACTCAATTCGTGGATGGCAACGGTGTTCCAGTAGCCTACCCCACCAAAGTTGTCGACTTCACTACGAATTTCACAGAATCCGAAGCGGTCGGGCCATTGGTCGAAATGGGCCTCCTCGGCGGCAACGTCAGCACTAACCTCTCTGTCAGGGATCCGGTCACCCCTCCAAACGGAACCTACGATTCCACAGTCGACTTGACTCAATTTGACACTCTGGTCAACTATCTGACTTTTCCAGTAGTCAACAAACCAGCTACATCGACCTTTCAGATCGTGTGGAGGTTGAGTTTCTGATGTCTGCCAAAAATTACGGTACAGGGACTTCTGGCTACTTGGATCCGGCAGAGCGCTCTTGGGAGACGACTGTCTACCAAGCTAGTAAGCCCATACTGGACAAAGAGCTGAACCTACTCCAGGACGCCGAGCAGGATGCCACTCGTAAGATCCTTCGCAGCACTTTTCCTTCGGGATGGGTCAGCGACGACTACTTGGCATCTTCAGCTTCGGCCCTGTTCGCAGGACTGACCAATACCTCAAACATCCTCCAGCTCAATTCTTTGGGGGCATACGTCAACGGGTGGTGGGTCAATGTCACGGATACGGGGAACAACACCGGTCTGAACGTTCTTAATCTGGGGACGGCCCCCTCAGGAGCGGGTGCTTCGAGGACGGATTTGGTTATCCTTGAAGTTTGGCGTCGGTTGATTCCGGCTTCGCCTTCGACTCTGGGCAAGAGCCCAGCAGGTCGTATTTGGAAGAACGGTAACGTCAAGATCGCGTCCTCGGACGACATGACCTTGAACTATGCCGATGACATCTTGGATGGAGCGGTTGGGTCTGAAACTACCAAGCGTGTCCAGATCCAGTATCGCCTTAGGGTCATTCATGGCGTGGATCTATTCACGTATCCTGCTGGGATCAGCGACCCTACAGTAGTGGCTATGTCAGTCCCTCCGAATGCGGCCACTCCTGACGGATCGTCTACGGTTTTCACTTACGTGAATCAATCCTCTGTAGGTGACCCAGGCCTTTGGTTAGCAGGAGACGGGGACCCCTCGAATACTTTGGGTACTGTCGATGGGCGAATGTTTGCATTGCCCTTGGCAGCTATCTTCCGTAGGAATTCCACGGCTTTTGCTAGGAACACCAATCAGAATGGTGGCATCGCCTTCGGTGGATCGTCGGATCGTCCGGACGGGTTGTTCTACGACATCATCAGTGCCCGGGATGTCTTGGATATGCGCTCGGGGTCTTCACCCACGGGCTGGGATCTCACAGAAGTCCTCCAGAAGAACGTGAACCTCCTGTTCGACAATGTGAACCAGACGGAGATTGGTTCGACGTTGTTCGGCGGTGGGATGAACGGCCACACGATCATTCAGGCGGATGAGATCGGTGTCTCCAATGCCAACGGTGGCGACGGCGTCATCACAGGTGATACTCCTGGAGCCGACTTCATTGGTGAGTTCGACTCTGTTCGTCGAAGCTTCTCCGACAGGGGTATCTACGAGACGGTGGTACTCAAGTACCTACCTTCGGGTGGTTCGTGGGCTACCAATGAGGTCGTCACGATCAGTCCGTCGAATCTGCCCATCTGGCCGTACGCAAACACCAATTGGGCAGCCCACGCACCCTCTAACATCTCGTTCGTCGAGATCACAAGGGTTGCGTTTTTGGGTGAAGCCGGGGGCTCCAACAGCACGGACATCACCCACTCTGGGTGGTTCTCCTCAGGTTTGGGGACTACTCCACAGGGGGCAGTCACCGTACAGTTGACAGGGGCCGGCGCGGCTGCCGGTGGCTCGTCACCAATCTTCATTTGGATCACGGTAGCCTACCCTTCGGGGGTAGGCCTGTCCAAGACCCCGACAACCATCCTAGGGAATAATGGTACCGCTGGTACGGTACAAGGCGTGTATATCAACAATCCTGGGCAATTGCCCGCGACTACGCCTATATACTACAACGCTCTGACCACTCCAGTCTTCACTCAGGCCAATCGTGAAGTGCAGCTGACCTACCAGACGGTGGCTCACACTAGGAACTACTACTCCACTGGAGCAACAACAACACTGTTCATTCCAGAGCGTATCGACAGCAGTCAGCCGGTGACCGTCACGATCAATTCGGTCCCTTATGGTGGATCCCAAGTAATCTCTGGAGACGGCTATTTCATCACGGTTGCGGGTGGGGCAGTCACAGGTGGTCAGACGATTGTGATCACTTACCAATCGATTCGCCCTATGCCTCAGAACAATGAACAATTGACGGTGTATTATGAGGCCAGAGTACCTCAAACCGTTCGGGACGCTCTACTGGGCACTTCTCTCAGTGTCGTTCCCAGGAGTGTTGCTCAACACCTCTACGTTCTGACAGCAGGTAGCGGTACAGACGGTCAGGCCTATCCGTTCCCATATCAGTACGTTCAGGCAGGTGGTGTATACCCCACGTCTGGCGGATCCTTTGCAGGGGACCATGAATTGGACGGTGATCTTCGACTGTCGACGACAACTTTGACTGCGGATACAGGTTTCATGCAGCTTTCAGTGCAGGTTCCCGTAACCCCAGCCCCAGAGGCAGTAACTTTTGTGCGCTCCCCAGGAGCCAAGGATATCGAAGGGCGCACATTCTTCAATGCGTCAGGTACTCCGTACTACTTCACCGGCATTGCTCAGACTTTGAGCGATCCCAAGAAGCACAAGAATATCCTAGCCATGCTGTGTGAACTATCTGCCGACACCTTGTTAGGCCCCAAGGGTCAGTTGGTCCTAGTGCTACTTAGCCGTTGGGCCATTTTCGACGATTCGAACTCGGTGGGCTTCGTCACCAACCTCGCCAATAATTCCACAACTGCAAGTGTCTACAGGCTCAAGGGCAACCTGTTGAGCAACAGGAGAAGCTAATGCCATCACAATTTGATGCAAGCCAAGTTACCTCGGGACCTGGCAAAATTCACACGGATGTTGTCACGGCGGCTGCTGAGTTGTTTACGTCTGGTGCTAGCGGTGGTGGTGGTGGCGTTACCCCAGATATTCTGGCACAGCTTCTGGCGGCTCCTAGCGTCACGGCCCCCATCGTGGCAAACGTCAGCACAGGTGACGCTAGTTACACGATCGTAAATGGTACCTACGGCGTTTTCTGGACAGGAAGTAGTGGTAGCGAAAGCTTAAACGACCTCTTCAAGGTTGTGAACTCTTCGGACGACACTGACGTGTTCAACCCGATCACGAACACCTATGTGAGCGTGGCGTCGCTGTCGATTGCAGTTGGAAGTGGGTTCTACAACAACCCCATCACATTGACTTTCAATACGTCAGTACCCGCTGGCGTCTCCTACAAGATATTCTTCAGCAAGCAGACGATTCTATCGGCTTTGCCCAAGGAATTGGCCAGCTTTCCTACGATTCGCAGGTCTGCTGAGAGAGTGCGTTTTCCAGAGAACATTCGTACGGGACTTGCCCCTACATCAGTGGCCAATCCTCTTGATATCGTGGCCAATCCCTATCCTGATCCATACATGGCTCAGTGGAAGTCCCTGCTCCGTGGGACGGCAGCGACGTATACGGCTCAGGCGTCTGGTTCGGCCGGTTTCGTCAACATAGGTCGCAAGAAGAACGTTCTTGATGCCAATGACGTGTCCTTCGCAGGACACCAGGCGTCCGCGTTCCTAGCGGTCTACGAGAAGGAGATCACTTCAGGGACCTTGAATGGTCAGACGGTCTATACGAAGATCGACCCCTCGTTGGCGGCTACTGTGAACCCCACAGGTTCGGCTGATATGGTTCAGCTGAATTCGGCAGACTACTTCCGTCTGACTAGTCCCAGCCACCTCACTGCCATTCGTTGTGGGGTGGACATGCTGGAAATCACCTTCGTCTCAGGGCTGAAGGAGGTCTTCATCATTGGGTCGCTGGATGCCACGGATGTGCATAGAGCGCGTCTTCTGACATTGGGTGGAGCTACGGCTAATTTCCCGACTACTCTCACCAACGTCCACCTGAAATGGATTCGTACAGGGGCCTTCCTAGGTGGGGACAATGATGCGGGGACAGCTAACCCACACTACTACAAGGGCTTCAGTCATTTGGTTCAGGGTGCCATTACCACAAGTCCTGCGGCTGAACTAGCTCAAGAACCACCGTTCTTTTCGGCAGGTACTATAGACAATACCCGTGCGGATTTAAGCCGTGGCAACTGGAATATCAAGGCATTCACTTGGGGCGGTTATACCCAGACAGGCGCGGCCCCTGCGAACATAGGCCAACGTACTATCAATGGGGAACTCTGGGGGGATGGCTCGATCATAACCTTCGGTGGGCGAAACATTGGTCTCAAGAACAACCGAAGTGTCTTAAGTGTCATAAACAGCAACACTACTACGACATGGGACCCAACGGCCAACAGCATGATTGGGAACATTTTCGTTGGCACTACCTCCTGTGTTTGGACGATCGTAATGGCAGGATCTTACGTGCCATTCGAAGGCGACGAGATCACGGTAACAATCAATTACGGCGGCACTATAGGCTCGGACAGCGAACTCAGTACAGTGGCTTGGCCCAGTAACTTCCTTTTCTCTGGTTTTGATGCGAACACCCCTTCCCCTACGGGCACTACCTTGAAGTTTAACGGCACTTACTTCAATAGTAAATTCCTCATGACACGTACCGACTACCAACCCTAAAGTGGGAGATATAGATGGGAACTCTTTACCTGATTGACGGACACAATCCGACCCTCGCATCCTCTGCGATCAAGGACACCTATATCCTAACTAGCGGTTCCCGCGAACTTAGAGGTAGTTTCCCCGTGAATCTTCCATTCGACGTGCCTTTGGAAGGCCCCACCCCTACGATTGTGAGCGGCTTGGTGACCCAGAAGTATGCGGGCCTTTTAAGCATGTACCCCGGGTACAGCCACATCCTCTATGATGAGCAGTTGGACGGCACGGGGTGGGACATGACCGCGATTGCAACCAATGGCACGGCCTGTACCGTTGGTTCTAGAAAAACCACCAAATTGATCAATGCTGGTAGCCTACCCATGCATTCTCTGGCCACGACCTTGGCCACGACCCCCACGAATTACATACTTCGGTATGAGCTGTACAAGTACCAGGACAACGACACTGTAGGCGGCCCGTACCAGCGTTTATACTCAGAAACCACGGACATCGCGGCTCAGGTCACGGTCTATGCGTCCTTCAACGGCAACTTCCAGCTCGCGACCAACGGGGTAGCAGCGGCCATTGCTAGCTTAGACCAAGGCAATAGCTTCCAGCTTCGCTTCCAAAAGACCTCGACGAATCCGGTTTGGATAGGCTCCTGGGCTTTGATTTATTGATTGACGATTACAAGCAAGGGGTCTCCCCTGTAGCTCAAAATGTGGAGAAGTGATGACTGATAATTTCGGGCCGAATGTTTCACGAGTTCTGAGCCCCGCGCAAGCCTCCTACAAGACTGTAGTGTTCCAGGCGGGGCGGCCTCCATTGGACAGCGAGATGTCCTTTGCGCAGCAGATTGCGGCAGAATGGGACCGTTTACACGTTCTGACTGGGACTCCGTCGGGCTGGCTCGATGATGCCATCAATCCTCAAGATTCGTATGTCACCAGCGTCAACTACTCCAACTGGTTCCAGTACGGCGACCAACAGGCTGGGGAACGCCAGTCCATCATGTGGGCTGTGGTCAACGGTTGGATAGTGCCAGTCACGGGAACCCTGACAGGTGCTCCCCCGGGCTCTCCCAACGACTCGGACACTTGGAACCGAATTACCTTGCCCCCGCCCCCCGCCAACACAGGGGATGCTCGTATCGATTTCGCCTTTCTTGAGGTTTGGCAGGCTCGTGTGGCTCCGAATCCGTCGACCACGAACAAGCCCGCTTCCTCGGCCGTCTACCGGTACGGTAACGTCGAAGGTGGCGCTAGCTTCATTGCAGATGACATGCAGGACCCTCAAATAGGGTTTGAGACAAGCCAGCGGATTCAGCTCCAATATCGTATCCGCATAGCTTCGGGCTTAGTTGGTTTGGCCAGCTACCCAGACGGCTTCGACCCCTCAGTGGTCAAGGGTCAGGGCACAGCAACAACGCCTTCGAGCTACGTGTTCACGAATATGCGTACCGAGCTGGGCGACCCCGGTCTCTGGCGTGCTGGCGACGGCACCCAAAACTCTTTGGGGACTGTCGACGGGTATACCTATGCAATCCCTATTTGCGGCGTCTTCCGCCGTAACAGTGTGGGTTGGGCGGGGGACCCTAGCCAGAACCTCAACGGCGCCTTCAACCGTAATCCACTGGCCGTGGACCGAACGGGATACAAGACTTTCGCACTGGCCCCGACGATTGTAGGCGGGATCACAGCTACCTCTACGAGCCTGACCCTTTCATCAGTCGTTAACCTCTCGATACCTCTGACTCCCGTGACCCCAGTTGCGATTCAGATTGGCGATGAGATCCTGTACTACTCAGTGATCACAGGCACGACTATGACGCTCAGCGCTCGTGGCGCTTTCGGCTCCAAGGCTGAAGCCCACAAGACGGGTTCTACCATTAAGACCGTATCCGGTCGTCCGGACGGCCTATTTGCAGACCAGGTTGCAAAGACGGACATTTTGGATCTCCGCCATGTCGTGAGTCCAAACGGCTTCGACTACGCAGCCCTTCTCAAGGGCAACCTCGACAAGCTCCTCCGGGGTCAGCTGCACTCGACTTGGAAGCGCTCCGGTGGCGGACCACAGGGCACCTTCGTGGCTTATCAGGACAAGGTGTCGGCTACGCCGGGTGCTCTGGGTGTCACCAAGCTCGATGCTCCGGACGGTATCCGGCAAATATTTGCAGAGCCCGCGTCTTTGCAGCCGGTCATCATCCCAATTTCGTCCCCTGCTTCAACTAGTACATCCCCTCAAGCAATTGGCGGGACCCTGGGTGCGGCTTTCAACACTGGAGTCACAGCCATCCACCCTGCGGGCACAGGGTTCCAGCCTGGGGATATTATTACGATTTCACGGAGCCTATTCCTGAATTCGTTACCAGGCAGCGATTCGGATCAACTGCACCTACTGGCCGACAACACCTATTTCTCAATACGCTTCATGGGTGAGACAACAGATTGCTCGAACACGACATATTCGCTATCCAACGACGGATCGGGGAACCTACTCATCACGTTTGGAGGCGGCTTCACGGTTCGCAATCTAGGAGCTTTCATCACCTTGTATGTGCAGTATGGTGCCGGACGTGGCATGAGCCGAAAACCCGACGCCATCCACAGCGTGGCTTACCTCTCTGCTTCACCCAACATCTTGGTACAGCAGCAGGGGCTACCAGCTGGCAATCAGCCAATTCGTACAACATGGGCCGCCCTATGGTCTAAGTTCCAAGCTGGACCGTTCAACGGGCATCTTGCGTCGACTGCTGAGGCCTACGCGGATCCAGGCAGCAAGAGTGTTATCTTGACGCCGTTCCGTCGGCACACCTTCAGTGGGCCGAATTTCAAGAGCACCCAGAAGTACGTGAATACCGGCAACCCCTCAGATGCCCAGTTCGGCGCTATGCCTGCTTATACTCCAGGGGGTTCTCCAAAGTGGACGACAACGGACCCTCTAGGCGTGTTCTCTGGATACTCTGACCCGACGACAGCTAGGGCCAACATGTGCGTGATCCTACCCAGGCGCCTCATGCCAGGTTACGGTGAAGTCCGTGTTCCAATCTTGTACTCAGACTCGGGGAACTTCGCTGAAGGTATCAACTTCGCTTTCAGCGCTCCCAAGGGAGGCACTCCAGGTAATGACTATACGAACTTTGTGCCTCCTACGGACGGCAGCGGCGCAGCAACCTACGGTGTGTTCTCGACGCTGAACCTCACCAACAGCACACCAGTCGCCTACAATACGGCGTACACAGACGGCCTCCTCATCGCTGGCATGAGGTTTTTCACAGATACACGGGGCTTGAACCGCCAGGGTCTAGAACTACCGCCATTCTACGGGATTGCTCGCCTATTCGCTGTATACGAGGCTCAGGACTACAAGGCGCACGGCAGTGCTTACAACCCCACTACTCGCGCTTTCGTGGGTACGGGCGCAACAAACCTACTTCGCCAGAACTTCTCTGGTCCGACCTTCTGGATTGAGTCCGATGTAGACGGCGACCCTACGTTCATCCTGAACGCAGACGCTATCGATATCACGAAGTCCCCGAATGCGATCTCCGCGTTCAACTCGGCCCATTATGTGATCGAGTCCTCGATCTTCGGCTGTGACCGTGGGGCGTTCGACTTGTCCCAGGATTGCCGCATTGTCCTCAGTCGTACTCGCAATGAGGGTACGACTGCTGGAGTCACAATGGCTACGAACCCCTCGTTCGTACTGCCGGGTGCTCCGGAAATCGGCGACGAAATAGCAATCAACTATAGCCGCACTCCTTACCAGGGTGATGCTTGGGGCTCTCAGCAAGCACAGTCTGACATAGGGTACAAGCCTGGCCCGTTGGCAACTTCTGTTCGATACCAGCTATTGAACTCGGTATTAGACCAGGCCAACCTGACTCGCCCCAATCAGAAAACCCTTGAAGTCTTGGCGGGAGTCCACTTCGTCACGACCTTGGGTACAGGGCGTTTCTCTGGTTCTGTCCCGACCTCCAATGACGACTTCAGGAACGTAGGCTTCGAAAGCTGGCTACCTCTGCCGACAACTCCAGTGGATGCGCGACCAACGATTCAGCCCACGGCCTTGAATGCTCTAGAGCGTGTCATGACCTTGGGTACGGAGTACTTGGGGTGCATTGAGCGCCTGCCTTTGGGAGCCCTCTTCCGGGACAAGGACTTCCGAGGCAACTACGTCAGTGGTCTGACCCTCACCCAAAATGGGGTCAATGGCCCACTTTCGATGGGTTATGGGGCTCCAGGTCTGATGGGTGCAAGCATTGCTCCAGACAATAACCTGGAATACACGGTGATCCCAGCCCATACAGCCTCTATCTCTTCCGGCAGCGCTGGAGAAATAGTGGTGCATGTTGACGGCGACGCCGGTAACTACAATGTAGTCACCAACTTCCGAACCAATCGTGGTGGCTCCGCTTTCACTGCCTCTGGCTTTGCTGGTGGAGATATCGGCGGCATCCTTCCAGGTTCGTCAGGGAATACCACCTCGGGTGGCATCCTCTCTGGTATTGCGATGTTGGTTCGTAACGTACCGACCAGCATCGGGTCTACCGAAGTCAGTGCAGGTCAGGAACTGATGCTTCTGATCGCTACCACGGCTAGGGCTCAGAATAGTGGCGCTAATCTCAACACTGTTCAGGTGAGCACTTCCGGCACTGGCGAGGGTTACAGTGCCGTCGACCTGTACCGTATTAGTGGTCACCCAATCACCAATGACTCCAGTCGTGAGATTGTCGATCCGACGATTATCAAACTGGCTCGCCCCTCCGACATTTTGAGCGTTTAATCATGGCCATTGAGAGTATGACCTATCTTGATATTCCGGTGGCCGCTCGCCAAGCGAACGCGGCCAAGGCCATCAACCGACTTGTGGAGCGCATGAACGAGGTCGGGGTGTCGGCTGAGCAGCGTGAGCTGATGGCTGCCCAAGTCAAGCGCATCGAACAATGGATGCAGGGGACACTCCCTGCTCCTGAAGGGATTTGAGTCATGGACCAAGCAGTACTAGCGTTTCTGACCAAAGGGACCTTCGTCCTTGCGGTTCTTGTCGTTGTCATCAACTTCTTCATTCGGCGGACTGTCCAGCTGATTCGTCCAGACTTTAAGCCTCTTGGCGGGGCCATGGACAAGAAGGCCATGTACGCAGATACTGCAGCGATGTGGTGGAACGAGATCGGCCTCTACGCTTTGCCTGTGGTCATTGGTGCGAACTTGGGTTTGGTCAAAGGCCTGGGATTCTTGTTCGATCCTTCGATCAAGACAGTGTCCGGTCACGTGTTTTATGCGGCAGTCGTGGGTTGGTTCGCGGACTTCTTGTACGAAGTGATTCAGAAGATCCTGTACAAGAGCACGGGTGTAACTTTGCCCAGTGCCAATGATTTGGGATCAGCCTCCTCCGAGGTTGTGGTCGTTCACGAAGAGCGCAAGGAACACCACGAGGATGCCCCCACAACGACTGTCGCAACCACGACTACGACAGTGACGGTGAAGACTCCTGAGCCGGTCCCAGAGGCGGAGCCTGCCACTATTCCAGTTCCTGCTGCGGTTCCAGCAGCCCCTGTAGAAGTCGTAGCTACAGTAGTTCCTGTTGCTGCTCCAGCTGAAGTTCCGCCGGGCCCAGCTCCTACTGCATTAGGCGGTGGCGAAGAGCCTCCGAAGAGTGGTTGATCCCATGGCGCCTACTACTGAACCTACCTTTTGGTCAGCGGCTTGGGTTTGGACCAAGAAAGCGGCCCGCATGGTGGCCGCTCCCCTTCCGGCCTTGCTGTTGATGGCAGGGGCTATCGTCCTAGTCGTTCTAGGGGCTAAGAACATCCAAATCGGTGGTCTATTGGGCAAGTTGTTCGGTAAGGATCCAGCGAGCAGCAAAGCTGTGGACGTAGCCAACACCATTCCGGCTCATCGGGTGGATTCGAATGGTGCCATCATCCCGGTGGGTACCCCGGATGCAACAGGGCAGACCCAGGCGGTGGTTGTCCCGATCGCTACCCCCACCATGTTCTCTGACCCGAACACGGTGACGATTACGCCTCCGAACTCAGCTCCCGTGGTCGTGGCGTTGCCTACCGGTGTAAAGTCATCCGACGTGGACAAGGTCGTGATAGTGAAGCCCGAAATCTACGCGGTTACCGTGAAGGACTCTTCTTCGGTGACCGGGTCCCATATCGACGACCTGCTGAAGAAGTATCAATGAGAAAAATCCTCCTGATCCTGTTGACGCTATTTTTGGGCATCACGCCAATGGGGGCTCAGGCTCAGGAGTGTGCTCCTGGCAGCAAGTGTGTGTCCGCAGACGACCTAAACACTCTTCTCACAATAGCGAGAGAGAAGCAGTGCCTACTCAGCACCCAGCCTACCATCACGATGGATCCGGTCACACTGACTATCGATCGCCAGGGGCGCATCTTCTTCACAGGCTCGGCTCCGCACCCATACTCATTGAAGATGTCTTGGTGCAATTACACCTTGGCCGCCCAAGGAAAAGTCACTGTTGTGGCTGCTGTCGAAGAGCCGCCGGACTGGGGTTTCCGATTTCGGCCGAAAGCCTACATGGGTGTTTTGCCCCTGGAGCCTTTCCACACGGGCAACAACGCAAGGAGCGCAGTGGATGCGGGCCTCATGCTCGACCCGCTGTACTACAAGTTCCTGAACCTCAACGTTCACGTAGGATTCCGAGCTGTGGGCGCTGGCATTGGAGTAGATCTGACTCGTAATTTTGGGGTGTATGCCGGCTACGCACTCACGTGGGACGGTTTCAGGCAGAATCCTGAAGCGGCACTCTGGTTTTCTTTCTTCTGAGCGCAGAAGAATAGGTTGATTAGCTGTTCGTTGGGCTCTGTTGAGACACAGTCCCCAACAGCTAGTGATCACGAATCCAGCATTATTTCGCAGGGATCCTCTATTCGGCGGTGTAGATACCTGCACCGATGCCCGACGATATCAAGCTCAGTCCCGAACAGCAGAAACTCTATGAGGAGCTGAAAGCCGTCCGTGCTCGCACAGATGTGAAGCTGCCGCCCTCTCCCATTCTTCGTCAGGAAATAGCAGGGCTGGACGGTGTGCTCCAGCCTTTCACCTTCCGCTATTACCAAGTACAGGGCATCTACCACATGCTTCGCCTGAAGCGTATGGTGCTAGGGGACAGCACTGGCTTGGGCAAGTGTACGACCCTTGATACTAGGCTCATTACGGACAGGGGGCAGATCTCCTTGGCTGCTTTGAAGCCCGAAGGGGACCTAGTCGAGGGGTTCTATGACCTCCCTTTCCCTGTTAATGTTTGGACTGGCCTAGAAACTGCCCCTGTCCGTCGGTTCTATTGGGGCGGCATCAAGCCCACGGTTAGGGTGACTACTAGAAACGGATTCGTATTGGAGGGCAGCCGAGTACATCCTGTGCTCATAAGAAGTGCCACTGGAGAGGTGTTTTCCAAACTACCTGCCCTCAATGAGGGGGACTTTGTTTGCATCGATCGCAATGAGGCGTACTTCCCAGAGACAGAACCAGAACTCAAAGCATTGGACAAGGAGGTCAGTCCTAACAGGGGGTTCAAGTACCCTGAGCGACTCACTCCGGACTTAGCTGCACTATTGGGTTGGCACATAGCTGAAGGTTGTAGACACCCAACATCCGTGAATGTGGCTCAGTACATCGACTCCAACCCTGAATGTCATGCGGAGATAGAGCGCCTGTTTCAAGTTGTGTTCGGGTGGTTCAACTTGAATAAAAGGGACCTGGAGAAGGTTAACGTCTGCTCTCAGGACATACGTCGATTCCTGATTGGGTGTGGTTTAGCTGAAGTGCTGGCGGCTGGTAAAGAGGTCCCTGAGTGTGTCCTTAGGGGATCCAGGGAGTCCGTCCGTCGGTTTCTTAGTGCATACATGGAGGCCGAGGGGTCAGTGGCCTCTTGTGGGTTCGAGGTCAGCTCGGCTTCTGAGAAGCTGATTAAGCAGGTGCAAGGCCTACTGTTACGTTTTGGGGTGGTATCAACTAGGTCCCCAAAACACGTAAAAGGCTATGAGCACACCTATTGGCGCCTGTCCTTTTTTTCGAATGACGCCAGGACATTCCAGGAGAAGATCGGGCTGATCTCTACCCGAAAACGGGAGGCCTTCCGAGACACTCTACAGAAGGACTCAAATCCAAATAAGGATGTAATCCCTCACTCTATCGATCATGTGGGCGCCCTAAAAGCACTGCTACTTAAGGCTACTTCTAGGAGTGGGGCTAACGCTAATCGTAAGGGTTCTGGTATCAAGCAATTTGGACACTCTTTCCAATCCACTTTTACGCATATCCTAACGGGCGTCCGAGACCCAACTTATCAATGGCTGGACAAGCTCCTGGCTGTTGCTAGTGAGTTGGGCTTAGAAAAAGAGCCAGAATATCAAGAGGTGCAGAGGATTAGGTCCAACAACTACTTCTACGACCCTGTAGTCAAAATAGAACAGAGTGAAGCAGAGGTGGCTGACCTAGAGATTGAGCACCATTCCCACTGCTTCTCTGGGAACGGCTTCATCAATCACAATACGATCGAGACAATTGGTACTCTTGCATACCTCTGGGAGAAGCGCCCAGAGACCAAGGTCATCGTCGTGGCCCCCAAGTCGGCTATCCGTCAGTGGTCTGATGAAATAGAACGCTTTACTAAGGGTGTGAAGGTCTACATCGCCACGGCCCCCAAAGAGAAGGGAGAGTCCCCCATTGAGGCGAGAGAACGCATCTACGAGGCTTGGGCTAACGCTCCCTCGGGGCCTAACGACCCGAAGGCAGTCCTCATTCTGAATTACGCCTTGTTGATCAGAGACTGGAATCACGGGGGTTTCCAGCCCCTAAAACCCAACGGGCAACCGGACCCGAAGGCCCCGGTTTTGCCAGGGTTGTTGGACAAAATAACCAAGAAGGTGGCCGAGAATCTGACTGTCATCTTCGATGAAGCCACTGCTTTCAAGTCAATGCGAACGAAGACTTGGGAGGTCGTTCGCTTCCTCTCGGATCGATCGAACCGTGTCTATGCGTTGACAGCCACCCTTCTCAAGAACAACCTCATGGAGGGCTACTGCATCTACAAGGCCATCCTACCGACGCTCTTTGGAGCCAAGACGAAGTTCATGGAGGACTACACCTTCTATGAGTTGAAGTCCGTGGGTAGGGCCAAAGTGCCAGTAATCAAGGGGTACAAGAACCTGGACCACTTCAAGGCGGCCATCGACCTGTACTTCCTAGGTCGACAGAAGCACGTCGTGTCCAAGGAACTGCCTGTACTGACCACACGAGAAATAACCTGCGAGCTGAATGAAGCCGAGGTGCTCAAGTACCGTGAGGCTCTGACAGGGATTCTAGAACTAGGGGACGGCCAGGTCAAAGAGTTCGAGGAGACGAAGGCCCTCACGAGCCTCATCTACTGCCAACAGGTGGTCAACTCGCTCTCCCTCCTCAAGTTCAATGAGGGTGACGAAGTCGGCGGGTTCGACCTAGACCTGAAAGTCGCGAAAATAGGCAACCTTTGCAGTAAAGAGCAGGCCCTATTGGACCTGCTCACCGAGGACTTGGAGGGTGACAAGGTCATCGTCTATACTCGTTTTGAAAGCCTCGTGGCGAGATTGCAGGAGATCCTCAAGAAGAATGGGATCAGGAGCGCTCGAATCACAGGCAAAGAGAAGGACACGGATCGCCAGAAGGCTAAGGCAGCCTTCCAAGACCTGAAGTCAGATGTCAAGGTCATCTTCATCACAGCCGCTGGCAGCGAGGCCATCAACCTCCAAGCAGCCGCCGGCATGATTTTCTACGACCAGCCGTGGTCGTGGGGTGACTATGTCCAGTGTCTAGATATGGACACTGAGGTCTTAACCAAAAGGGGGTTCTTGAAACGGGTCGAGATTGGAGTGGAGGATTCTGTGGCAGCCCTTGACCCTATCAGTTCAAGCATTACGTGGCAGCCAATCTTGTCACTGACAGATCGTGCCCTGGCTCCGGGAGAGTCGATGTATTCTATAAAAAACCAGCACATTGACATACGTGTAACAGGTGGTCATCGCATGGTTTTCAAGAGAAAGACATCCAAAGATCATGAACCTGTTTGGCCCGATGAGTGGGAATTCGTTACCTGTGAAGAGCTGTCAAAAGAAAAGTCTGAATTCAGATTGCCAGTGAGTGGGCTGGAGGCCCTACCTACGACAGAAGCCCCCGTGACCGACTCAGAATTACGATTCATTGGCTGGTTTATGTCTGATGGCACTTACAACAAGAAGATAGCGCAGATCCAGATTGTACAAGCTGAGCACCAACCCCAAATTCATGATTTGAGGGCCTGTCTACAAGAGTGTGGATTTGATTGGAAGGAGTACCGCAGGGACCCCTCGAAGATCAAGGGGTGCTATCCTAACGGCAAACCTCAAATCCAATTTGCCATTCCTAAGGGTGTCGCAAAAGGGAGTCGGAAACGGAACGGCTGGAACCATTTGGCAGCATACCTGGATAAGGGCCTAGCCCCCATCATGGAGGATTTGAGCCCTAGGCAATTGGGTGTGTTTCTAGAGGCCCTCCATTTGGGGGATGGGGCAAAGAATTACGATTCGTCTTGGACACAAAGAACCTACCATATTTCTACAGGGTCTAAGGTATTTGCGAACAGACTTCAGAGTTTATGCCTGAGGCGCGGGTATCATTGCAATCTATATGAGCCTCGTGAGAGCACGACTATTATCCGTATCAAAGAGGTCACGCATCGAAGCTTGTCTGGAGGTAGGACAGCAGGCAGACCTAAGTTTGACGTTTCTCCCCATGTGGAGGGGGAGAGGGTGTGGTGTGTGGAGAATCCTGTGGGGACTTTAGTTACTCGTCGAAACGGGAAAGTAGCCATTGTAGGCAATTGTCTGGGTCGCATGATCCGCATCGGTTCGCCCCACACGGGTGTAATGGCCTACCACCTTCTGGCTGAACTGCCGGAAGTGGCCAAGAAAGACCGTAAGACCATAGACCATCACGTCCTGGGCATGCTCAGGAAAAAGAAAAACCTCATCGACAAGGTGTTGGGCGAAGCCGCTATCGGCGCCCTGGAATTCGACAGCGAAGGCTCTTCGTCGTTGAAAGACCTCGTCCGTGCAATGCAAGGAAAAGCAACGTAATGTCTGAAACCTGTACCCGCTGCGGGTTCGATGTTGTGGAGGGCTGCATGCCCAACGGCACTATCAAAGATGCCGAAGACCGCATGCGTCACTGCCCCAACATGGCTCGTAAGCTGAAGATAGCCAACATCAGAGAACGTTTAGGCATCCTCTGTAAGGCTACATCAATCAAGACTAGCCCGCTATTCACGCCTTCAGTGAAAGAGGGGGCTCCATTGGTCGATTTAACCACTCAGAACCTCTTCATCCGAGGGGTGACCAAGAATGGGTTGCACCCACACCTCAAGCTAGCTCTGGCCGGCAAGATGTGGACCAATCCAACCTATGCCTACAAGATAGTGGAAGACCATCGTCTGAAGGACGTGTATCTAGGTGGCGAGTCTTTCAGGAACCGTACCCCGACACAACGGGAGCGTAATGAGACCACCAACATCATCTCTGACATAGTCGGGGAAGCCTTCGACCTAGTCATCATCATCTTGGGTACGCTGGGTTACAAGAACATCGCAGCTCCAGGCATCCTCAAAGAGGCTCTGATGGTTCGGGAGTCCTTGGGGAAAGCCACCTGGCTGTTTGAAAGCAAGGACCCTGCGATGCCCTGGAAATTCTCCAAGGACTCGGACATCGAACTCTATGTCGAACGTTTTCGACCTATCCAATTGGAGTCTGACGATGACTCTAGTGACTGGTCCTACGAAGCGAACGGGATCTCAGTGGATGAGCACGAGCCTCAGCAGCCGGACCTGAATCCCGCTGCCCACGAGGTTGATGAGGAGCCCCCTCCTCCCAGCCCCAGGAAGCCTCAGCGTACGGCATCCAGAGAAATCTATAGAGACGAGCCTCCCTGGAAGCCCTCTGGTGGTGTGGTCGATGACCTGTCTGGTCCCGGTGGGGGCCCCGACGGCAACCGTAAGAAGAAGTTCAAGGGGAAGTGGTAATGTCTAGCCTACTACGTGGCATCATCGACTACGGAGACAAGAAGATCTCCGAAGAATCCATCACTCTCAATTTCAACACCATCAAAGCGGCGAAGTTCGAATGGCACAACCCAGACGAGCGCAAGATCTTTGAGTACATCCTTGCCTACCACCAGGAAAGCTTGGAGCCTCCGAGTGCTCTCACCATTCGAGACTACTTCAATCGAGCCGACGACTTGGCGGTCATTGAACGCATCAAAGACATTCACGCGGCGCCCATCTACCAGCGCTCGGACTACCGCAACCTACTCAAGGCAGAGCTAGAGAAGCAGCACCAGACCAAGTTCTTGGCTTTACTCAAGGATGTCGAGGGGATCGTCACTAAGGGCCTCATTGTCGAGAAAGAGACCCTCAAGGGGACAGCCGCTGGTTTGAAGTACTTGGAACAGAAGGCCTACGAACTACTGCCCTCCGACACCAATGCAGTAACTAGGGGTGAGATCACTAGGGACGTTCAGGCAGAAAAAGACGCCTACAAGACCGCCAAGAACAACAAGTCCAAAGTCTACGGCTGTTTTACAGGCTTGGATGACATTGACAAGGTGTGTCACGGTATCAAGAGGGGGGAGCTGTGGATTCATGCCGCAGAGCCCGGCAATCTCAAGACTGCCTTCGCTACCAACTGGGCTTACAATGGAGTTACCCGGTACAGATACAATACCTTGTACGTCAGTTTGGAGATGAAGTACGAGCATCTGCGGAAGATCATGTGCGCCATGCATACTTCCAACGGTGCGTTCGCTAAGCAAGGCTACAATGCCTTGGATTACCGAAAAATCCGTGACGGAGAGCTGACCCCTGAAGAAGAAGTGTTCTACGACGCAGCTCTGAACGACCTGTCTACCAACCCCAACTACTGCCGTATGCATGTGTGGGTACCGGATCATGATGTGACGGTCAGGGATATTAGAGCGTACACCGAGCAGCTACACAAGGAGCTAGAGATAGGTTTGGTCATCATCGACCAGGGCGAACTAGTCAAACCCCCGAAGAAGTACAACGACACGACCTCGGAGCAGAACGCCGTCATTCGTGAGATGAAGCTCATGGCAATGCACTTCAACGGTGGCGAGGGGGTTCCGATCCTAGATCTTCACCAGATCAATCGTACGGGTATGACCAACAACGAGAAGAACAAGAAGACTCCCGAGGAACTGGGGCAGTACAAGTACAGGGACTTGTCCTACGCGAATCAGGCGGAGCGCAGTGCGGACTACATCACGACGACCTATGCTCCAAAGGAACTCATCGAGCAGGGCTACGCGATCATCGGAAACATGAAGAATCGCGACAACCAGAAGTTCGATGGTGGCCGCATTGGTGTGGACATGTCCTGTCACAGACTTCGCAATTGGGATGCCCACGCTGCCGGCTTCGGGGCCGACATGTCTCAAGACGACTACTGTGGGGTATAATGGCCAATAACGAGGAGATGATCAAGGCGTGGTACGCAATGCGGCGGGCCACGATCCACGAGCAGATCACGGCTCACGACATTCTACGCATGAATGGGGTTACGTTCCGGCACACTTCGGATCGGGAGGAGCAGTTCTCCTGCCCGTTCCACGGTAAGGACGCCAAGCCTTCCGCCCGTGTGTACCCCGCCAAAGCGGACAGCCGATCACACGTTTGGTGCTACGTGTGCCAGAAGAGCTGGGATGCCATTTCCCTGTGGAAGAAGTACTCAGGGGACGAGAATGGGCATCATCGTATCCTTACGGAGATGGAGAAGCATCTAGGTATCACACCTCCTAAGGTTCCCGAGGGCACTCACGATCTCCCACAGGTGGATACTAGGGCCAAGGACCTGTTCACGACTTTGCTGGACCTTTGCGAGCATCGTTTGAGGACAGCTAGGGACAGCTACTTTTCCCAGGAGGACATGGCGGGCTTCCTAATAGCCGGCTCCATCTTGGATAAGCTGACTTTTCGAATCGCGGAGGGTAAGCTCGCTTATGAGAAGGCCAACGAGCTACTCAAGCAACTGATCGACAAGATCGGCGATAGGATTCGTGGCGAGGCACATTAAGCTCCCCACCCGTGAGATGGGTGAAGTACGTCTGCTGTTGATACAGCAAGAGGCGGGCGGCACCTGGGAGGACGAGTGGGAACTTCTACGGGAGACTCCCTTCGGCACCCAATTCAGCGTCATTTCCAAAGAGGTCTTAGACCATGCCTTGCATCGGTGGTCTAAGCCGCTGGTCGATGCCCTAGGAATTCCTCCGGCGGGCGCACTCAAGAAGATTCCGAAAGTATCCAGAGAGTGTATCAAACGCAGTCATTGCATCCAGTACGAAGCGAAGAATTGTTTCCCAGAGGCTAAGGCAATGCCCTGGTGCTACGAGCCCGACGGTGTAAATGACGAAACGGTTCGTCAGACGGCTACTAGAGCCATTCAAGAGTGGCGTGACGGTGTGCATTTGGTCGTGATTCAGTAGTTGTGAACCCCTCTCTTTCCTGATTCCGAAGGACGCATATGCCTGAAGACGTAGAGTTCGAAGAAATAGACAGTTCAGTGGACTTGTTCGAAGCGGCTCCACTTGCTTTGACCAGGGCGCCGACCCCTCGACAAGCCACGGTGATCGCTGGGGATCGCCTAGACGAATTCAGAGAGAGCTTGGTAGCTGAGGGCGAAACCGCTGTCGGCGATTTGACCAAGCCGTGGATGAAGTTCCACCAGTTTGTGCTCGTCAAAACGGTAGAGCAGGTGCGCCAAATAGTTGATTCTATGCTGGAGCACGGTCGCGGGGCTATAGACTTGGAGACCGAGGGGTTGGACAACCGCATCTACTACGATGAGGAGGACAAGCCCTATACGGTGCACAAGATCGTAGGTTTCTGCCTAGGTTACAAGGGAATAGGGCACTACATCCCCGTTCGACATAAGTTCGACACGTTCTACGGAGAGAAGGACCCGAATGTGCCGTCCGCAGGAGTGGAGTCGGAAATACGACGCCTTTGCCTGGCCTCTCAGCCTGTCTTGACTGAGGAGGGCCTTCAAGAAGACACTCTGGCTTCGCCCAAAATAGCAGTACCTCCTAAGGTCGTGCTGTACTTCTGGCACGCCAAGTTTGACCAGGAGTTCCTATACCCCATCACGGGTATAGACTTCTGGCACCCAGCCTCGTTTGAAGACGGCATGTTGGCGGCTTATACGACTTTCTCGGATGACGATTCCTTGGGCCTCAAGGACAAGGCTTTTCAGCGTCTTCAAATAGAGGACCCTGAACTTAAAGTCGATGGGAAGCCCGTACGGCATCCCTATGAGATGATCAAGTTCAAAGAGCTTTTCAGCAAGGGGAAGAGCAACAAGGACATGCACTTTGCCGACCTCTATCCAGAGGAGGGGAGTGCTGTAGTTAAGTACGCCTGTTCTGACGCTATCTGTACAGAGGCTCTCTGTGAGACCAAGAAGGTCGATTGGGCGTTAACGCAACCCAATCTAAAGGTCCACTACAAGGAAGTACTCACAGCCATTACGGACAAGAAGTTCGCGTTCACCTATCGTTTGGAGAAACAAACGGCTCAGGCAACCCGAGTCATGGAGCGCCCTAGGGTCAAGATCGACAAGAAGGAGATCGTCGCCCTGTTGGCTAGGGCTGAGGCAGAACGGGACAAGTACTCGGCTCTGATCACTAGTATGGCCGAAAAAAGAGGCCTTGAGAACTTCAATGTAGGCAGCACCAAACAGCTATCTGACTTCCTGTTCACAAGTAAAGGTCTGGACATCAGTCCTAAGCCCGAGCAGAACGCCGCCTCAGGGCAGTACAAGACGGATGCCGCGACGCTTGAGAAGATGTCCGAGAATCCGGACGCTCAGGAGGTCCTAGTTTGGATCGTCAAATATCGCCAGATCGACAAGATCATTGGGACATACCTGACTAGCATGTCCACGAACTGCGACGCCAACGACGAGCTACGGTTCGGGTTCAATCAGACAGGCGCTGCGACCGGTCGCTTTACAGCTTCGGCGGGTATGCCAGATCACGGCTACTCGGGTATCCCCATTCACGGGATCCCTGCTAGGAGCGACCCTAAGAAGCCGGAGGTTGCCCATTCCCTGCGTCGAGCCTTCGTAGCTAGAAAAGGGTATACCTTGGTCAAGGTCGACTACGCCGGCCAGGAACTACGTGTTGTCGCCAACCTTTCCGGTGAGAAGGTGTGGATCGACGAGTTCCTTAACGGAACAGGAGACCTACACACTATCACGGCCAAGGCCTTCTTCGGACAGCACATCACTAAAGAGGATAAAGTCGAACGTACTGCGGGGAAAACCGCGAACTTCGCTCTAATCTATGGTGGCGGACCTCAAGCTATCATGCGGGCAACTGGGTGTGACAAAGTCGAGGGGACTAGACGTAAGGCCAACTTTGACAAGAGCGTACCAACGTTCGCTGGTTGGGTGAAGACTCAGCATGCCAATGTGAAAAAGACCAAGGGTGTCTTCACGGCTTTCGGTCGATTCATTGCCATTCCCGACGCTAATGTGAAGGCAGGAGACCTTGATAACAAGGGGAATCCTATCATTGAGGCCGACGCCCGTAAGATTGGGGCGGCTTGTGAGCGGAAGTCCACTAATTTCCCGATCCAAGGTTCGGGAGCAGATATCATGAAGATATCCATGGTCAAGCTTGTGAAGGAGTTCACAAAGTTTGGCTGGCTACGTCATGGTGGGGACGATTCTGTTCGGATGCTCCTCACGGTCCACGATGAAATCGTGTTCGAGGTCAAGCATGAGCGCCTTGCTCAGGCCATGCCCGTCATTATCGCTACCATGGAATTCCCTTCTAAGATGGCGAAATGGCGGGTCCCGCTAATTGTAGAACCCCTCATCAGCCAGACCTGGGAAGCTAAGCTTGATTGGCACGAAGTCATGGCCGGCAAGAAAGCGGACGGAACCCCTGTGCCGGTGCCTAAGTGGCTCGAAGGCACCCTCAAGCCTGGAGAGGAGCACGATACTCCAGAGGCAGTACCCCCTCATCAGGTGACCCCTCTAACGGTATCTACTATCGTTCCCTCGGGGCCTGTCAATCCGACTAAGGGAACCCTTCCAACTTACATCTTCGCTTTGAACGATACCTACTTGACCCGTCGGTCGGTCGATCTGGTTTTTGAAGCCCTAGCGGCCTCTATCGACCCTGACAGCAGGGTGTTTCTGTGCCTCAAGGATAGTCAGCACAATATCTTGATTGACCCGACAAAGAGGAAAATACCAATAAATCCACAGACTTTCTCTATGAAGCTGCGGGACAAGAACCTGGGGTCGGGGGATCATATGTACAAAGAAGATCCTTTATGATCCTCCTATTAGAGGCCGAACATGCCTAGCCAACCCCCGCGTCGAGATCTTCTCCAAGAATGCGATGAGAAGAAGGTGCCCCTGCAAGAGATCTTGCAGGGGTGGTGCCCTAGGTGTGTGAATCCTGGGTGTACCCGTAGTCAATGGGGGAAGAGCAAGTTTGAGGACAGGGTCATCCATTGGGAAGACCGCCTGTTCTTGAATCCTGCCAAGCTGGATCCGACCGACCCTCGATTCAGTCTCATTTCTGCGAAGAATTTCTTGACAATCGCTCCTGGGACCCCAGGGTCTCCGACCTCGGATTGGATAGACCCCAGGCAGACCCGTGCTGAACCCGTAATGGTGCAGGTGCCGGTAACAGTGATGCCAGTCCCGACGCCTTACACCCCGCCTGTGGTCGTGGTGGAGGCGCCTAAGGCAGCAGAAGTCGAGGCGCAGGCTCCTACAGTCCTTGCTCCCGAGCCTGTAGTTGTGGTACAAAAGGCGCCGGTCACCCTACCTGCGCTCCAAAATACGGTAGTCAGACCTCAACAAATGATCGACGGTGGGCTCAGGTCGAGTCAAACTTCGGTGTTAGATCCCTGGGCACCAAAGCCTTCACTGAGCCCTAGCGGCGAACGGGTCGTAACACCTGGCGCCAAAATCAAGCTCGGCGGAGGCTGACTCAGCCGGTGTATGAACCGTAGTTACCCCTAAGGAGATGAGCCCATGAAATTCGAAGTCTTGATTTACCCCGACGGCAAGCGCACCCACGAAGTGATCGAACGTACGGAGGGTGAGAACTGCGAGAAGATTCTCCAGTTCAACGCCGGCACGATGGTGTCCGATGAACGGACCGGCCCCGACTGCGATAAAGTCGAAGAAACCAACTGATTCTCAAAGAAACAAAGAAACAAGGAAACGAAAGGAATAATCATGTCGCACAAAGTGACTTTCAAGTCAGAGTTCAAGGATGCGGAGTTGGTCAAAAATGCCCTCACCGCCAAGAAGTACACGTTCAACCAAACGGGCAACGTGTTCGCAATCACCAGTGGCCCGTTCAACCGCGCCACGCTCGACGCCAACACGGGCGAGCTGACTGGTGATACGGACTACCATCGCAAGGATGAGCTAGGCGCATTCCGTCAAGCATACTCGGAAGCTGAGTTCCGTCGCCAAGCGGCCATCGAGGGTCTCACCATCGAAAGTCGTACGGAAACCAACGGCATCGTTCGTATGCTTTGCTCTTCGTACGGCTGATCTCTAGCTCTGGTCGTTAAACGGGCCCTGTCCTTTTTAGGATTAGGGCCCGTTTCTTTTCCATGTCCCGGTGTAAAGCAGAGCACGATCATGAACGAAGAACTCAAATTCCACCTAAGGTCCCTCACTCGGTTCATCTACTTCGTCACGGAGGAAGAAGACCGCTTCTTGCTGGATATCGAGAAGACCCTGGGTCCGCTTAAGAAGGCCGCCACCTTCGTCTACAATGCGGCCTTTGGGCTGCAAGCCCTCAAGGGTCTAGCTGATGATTGGAAGTCCCGAGAGCACAAGGTCGACACCAACACCACGAATATCAACGAAGCCCTCATCAAGGTATACAAGGACGACCCCAGAGAGCTTCAGTTTTACTACGTCATTACGGATCCTGATCGGTATCTGACGGATCCCCATGTCGTGCGGCGCCTGCTCAATATCGCCCACCAGCTCCACAACAATAACGAGATCATCAAGGTCATCATCTTCGCTGGTCCCCGCCTCGTAATCCCGCAGAAGTTGCAGAGGTACATCGAAGTCGTTCACGATAAGGGTCTGACTGACGATCAGCTCCAAGACACTGTCTCTGAGATCTGTAAGCAGCTGACCATCGCCCCCACAGCGAATATCGCGAAGACCTTCAAGGGATTGAATTCCTGGGAAGTTGACGCAGCCATTGCTCAGAGTGTCATCCTCAACCGTGTTCCCGGCAATAGCGAGAAGCGTATTGATGCCAAGCACATCGCTGAATTCAAGCGACGCCAGCTCAAGAAGACCGACCTCGTCAGCTACATCGATACCAGCGAGTGGGGCTTCGACAGGGTCGGAGGAGCCGATCGGTTCAAAGCTTGGGCCAACAAGACCAAAGCTGCTTGGACTGATGCTGGGCAGAAGTTTGGCCTGGTGCCACCCAAGGGAGTCCTCCTGGCAGGGCTCTGGGGTTGTGGCAAAAGCATCTCGGTGAAAGCTCTTGGCAATGCCTGGAAGCTCCCAGTGGTTCAGCTAGAAATGGGCAAACTTCGTTCAAGTGGCGTCGGTGATTCCGAGGCCAACACCTATCGAGTACTCAATCTGATTGAGTCGGTGGCCCCTTGCATCCTCTGGATTGATGAGGCTGAGAAGTCCCTGTCAGGCAGCGCTTCTTCGTCCCACAGCGATTCTGGAACGACCTCCCGCATGATCGGTATTCTCTCCACGTGGATGCAGGAGACGAAGGCCAGGGTCTGTACGGCCATGACCGCCAACACCCTGAAGAATCTGCCGACAGAATTCGTCAACCGCATGAACGAGCGCTTCTTCTTCGACCTCCCGGCCGAGGAGGAGCGCGTCGATATCCTCAAGATCCACCTGAAGGCCAAAGGTCAAGACCCCACCAGGTACAATCTGGCCAGCCTCTCGGAAGCCGCCAAGAACATGGTGGGTCGTGAGATCGAGCAGGCCATCGAAGCGGCAATGACGGAGTCCTTTGACGCCAACAAGGAGGGTCTGGACGGGGAGATCCTGGAGAATGAACTCCAGCAGAAGCCCCGCATCTTCAAGACCATGAGTGACGAGATCCGGGAACTCACGGATTGGGTTGGCTACGATGACGAGGTAAACGACGGAATCCGTGCTAGGTTTGCGTCCTCCGAACGGATTTCCCTATACCGCCAAAACAAAGCCTGATGCCTCTGAGTATTCAGAGGTGAATTGAAATAAATATGCCCGACGAACTCGTAACGACCGAACACCCCCACTCGGGTTTGGTTCAACGACTGAATCCACAGGTACTGTCCAAGGCCAATCCGGAGGTTGTAGACCTCCTTCAAGCCCGAGCAGACGTTCAAAGGGTGGAATCCCTCAAGGAGATTTTCCGAAAGTCCGTGACTGAGCAGTGGCCGGATGGTCGCCTTGAATCCGAGGTGACCGCCGGCCTGCGTCAGATCTGGCCTCACGGGGATCCTACGGAAGCGGCTCAGTTCCTAGCTGACGAGTACCGCCAGCTAGGAGAGGGCATTCACCTAGTTTCCACAGAGACCGGTCGGGTGACCCTTGTCCTGACTGAGGCGGACATCCATCAGCCGGCACCAGTTCCCAGGGAGGGCGGCGGCATGGCCACTCCACTCCCCATCATCCGGCCGGATCTGTCGGCGGCATTGGTGACTTGGAACTACACCAATGCCAGGGAAGCTCAAGTACTGGAGGTGTTGGCTGCCAGAGGGCACCAAACAGAGCTTCTACGGGAATTGGGCGATCCCCGGCTCCTGGTTGCCTCCAGGGCGGGCCGCAAACACATAGTCGAGTCCTTGGCTCAGATACCCCCCAAGGCCCTCTTGGAGTCAGCTGGCGGCACCTCGGCCGCGTTCCTTAAGTTCTTCCAGCTAGTGGACGAGCCTTTGACAGAGGTCCCGGCTGGTCATGCCCACTTGAAAGGAGCAACCTCCGCCAAATCGACCATGGGTATCCAGGACATGCTGACCACGAACCTGTCTTACAACCGCCCTAGGGTTCTCCAGGGTGCCGTGACTCAGGGGTGGATCCGGGATATGGCCAAAGCTGTTTCTCAGTTCGCATACGCGCCCACGGCCGAAGAGGCTGAGCTAGATGACATTGTGTCATTGCCCGCACAGTTTTGGATTCTACCCCCACAGCTGACGCGCCCTTTCATGCACATTGACCGAAAGATAACTGTCCTACCTGTAGATGACGCCCACCCAATGGGATTGGCTGGCTCTGCCGGTTACATCTACGTGCCTTCCCAGTTTCAGGCAAAGAGTAGGGAATTCTTCAGCCGCTGGGAAACAGTAGCTAACCTCGAATTCCAGATCTGGCTCCGTCTAGACGCCCTCCGACCCCTGACAATTACAGGTCAGGCTCACGAAGCCCAAGTGGTCTGACCGTTCCTTTGATTGAATCTCACAGGGGATGGCCCTGTATAGCTTCATCGTCATAGCCCAGAAGCCTAGCGGCATTGTTGATCCCATGGTCATGCTCGACAAGGGCTTGAATGTGTTCACTGCTGAGATTCCAGACCTCGACGGCTTCCTGATCCAACTCAAGGATGAGGGCGTAGTCGTCAAAACAATGAATCGCCTCGATGACTTCGAAGCGGGCGATTCAAGTGATCTTCAATTACCGGGTGAAGACCTCTTCGCCCTGAATGGGAGTTTTGATGGCGAAGTCGAGACATGATTCTGCACCTCCTAGGCAGAAACTAGAAAAAGAGGACGCCAAGGCGGAGATCCTTATCCTATTCAACCGCAGTATGCGCCCTCTGCTCATTGGGACAGCAGCTCTTCATCTAGGAAGCTTCTGGTCTATCGACAAGACAGAGGCGCTCTTCCACGAACTTGTGGGAGAGGGCGAAATACGAGAACTGAATTCGACCGAACGGCAATCCCACGACGTGACCCACGGCTATGTGCTCGTGAAGCGTTTCAGGATGCCAACGTGAACGGCAAGTTCAAGACAGAGCCACCGACAATTCCCTTCAGCAAAGAGCACCGAGCCGCAAAGCTTGTGAAGAATTGGGCGGCCTGCTCTACGGAGAGCCAGAAGCTGATTGAGCAAATGGCCGCTCGCCTAGCGTTGTTGGGACCCAAAGAGGCCAAGTAACGGTGTAAGGGCTGAGATGCCCATTACGTACTTGAAGGGCGACGCTACTCGCCCGAAAATAGGTGGCCCCACGGTGATCGCACAGGTGGTCAACACGTCGGGAGGTTGGGGTCGCGGCTTCGTCCTCGCTGTCTCCGAACGCTGGGAGGAGCCCGAATATGCTTACCGTCGATGGTACGCCTCCAAAGTCGGTTTCGAACTAGGGGCGATCCAGGTCGTAGAAGTCGAGCCCGAACTATGGGTGTGCAACATGCTCGCTCAGCAGGGCTACTTGACCACCAAGAAGAATGGCCCGCCAATTCGTTACGAGGCGCTCAGGAAGTGCCTCGTACAGCTCAACGAGAAAGCTATTGAACTAGGCGCTAGTATTTGCCTTCCTAGGATCGGCTGTGGCCTCGCAGGTGGGTCGTGGAATGTGATCGGCCCAATGGTCGAGGAAACGCTGGCTTCGAGGCCGGTTTACGTCTACGACCTATGACATATCCTGACCCACCTGTCTCTGACGGTTGGTGTAGTATGTGGTGCACGATGACAGCACACCCCATCGTTCGTCTGTGTGTGCAGTGATCCGCCAAAGGAGAAACCCATGTTCAGCTACAAAGTTGCAGACGCTCTATTCCTCGTTCGCCAGGCCGTTTCCACCGAAAAGTCGAAGCCGGCTGTCGTGGAAGTCCCGACCAACCATATTATGGTCATCGATTGCAGCGGTTCGATGAGTTACGAGCTGCCAAAGATTCGTGAGCAGCTCAAGAAGAAGCTCCCGAAGCTCCTCAAGGCCGAAGACACCATCAGCATCATCTGGTTCTCGGGCCGGAGAGAATGCGGGATTCTGCTAGAAGCGGAACCGGTAGCCTCCCTGACAGACCTCAAAGCCGTCGAAACGGCCATCGACCGCTGGCTGAAGCCGGTGGGGCTCACGGGCTTCAAAGACCCACTGGACCTCATCCCAGGCCTGACCGCGAAGATCTCGAAGACTCGCCCCAATAGCGTGTTTTCGATATTTTTTATGTCCGATGGTTGTGATAATTGTTCGTCCCGTCCGGAGATCATCAAGGCCGTTGAAGTCGCTGGCCAGTCGGTGGCTTCTGCCACATTCGTCGAATACGGCTATTACGCCGATCGCCAGCTCCTGGCCCAAATGGCAGAGAAGGCAGGCGGCTCGACCATCTTCGCTCAGCACTTCGACCAGTTCGAACCGGCCCTGGAAGCCAGTCTCCAGAAGCGCACCTCGGGTGCTCCCAAGGTCGAAGTCAAGATCACGGGTGACTCCATCTGTGGGTTCGCTTTCGGTTTCTCCGGAAACGACCTCTTGACCTTCGCCGTAGAAGGTGGCGCCATCCACGCTCCAAAGGACCTGCCAGAAGTCTGGTACCTGTCCTCGAACAGTGTCGGAACTCAAGAGCTGGACCTTGTGAAATTCTCCGAGGCAGCGACAGGCTCGACTAAGACAGCCCCGGCCTCGTATTCGTCGGTGATGGCGGCTACTTACGCTGCGATCTCCCTGTTCTCCAATCGCATGAAGTCGGACGTGGTCCTGTCCCTGCTCAAGTCGATGGGCGATGTCACCTTCATCGACGCTTTTTCTACGTGTTTTGGTAAGCAGAAGTACAGTGAATTCGTGGAGGCTTCGCAGAAGGCCGCCTTCGATCCCAGCGTTCGCTTTACCAATGGCCGTGACCTCAACCGCATCCCCAAGGATGACGCCTTCACGGTTTTGGACCTGCTCCGTGTACTGTCCTCGGACGAATCCAATCGCCTGCTTCTTGACAGCAAGGACTTCAAGTACAACCGCATTGGCCGTGGTCAAATCGACTCCAGCTCGTTGCTCACGGATGAAGAGCAAGCCGAAGTCGCTCGCCTGACCGCGGAAATGACCAAGACCAAGGACGGCAAGAAGGTGGCGGACTTCGCTGCCAAGATCGCCACCATTACCAGCTCCAAGGACGCTCCCTTGAAGTTCGAGGCGACCCCGCTTCCGGACGGTTGCGAGATCAGTGGTCTGGTCTACAACGAGGAACGCCCGAACGTCAGTGTCAAGGTCTTCCGCAAGGGTTTAGTTGACCTTACAGAACGTAGGGCTAAGGCCACCAATGCTGGCAATGGCGACCTAGGCAAGATCCCCGCGGTCATCGACACCAACATCTGGCGTAACTACACGATCATCAAGGATGGCCTAGTAAATGTGGAGCAACTTCCGGTGCGTTTGACGGCTGGTACCATTCGCACCCTCAAGGACAAGGGGATGCCGATCGAGACCATCCTCGGTGTCGGTGGCGAGGCTCCTGAGACTGCACGTATCCGTGCTGCCAAGGCCTCGGACGATCGTGATGTCAACGTGGTGTTCGACCTCAAGGCCCTCCCCATCATCAATCGTCAGATGATCAAGGAGGCCAGTGCCCAGGTGCTATTCGAGAAAGAATACGCCCTGTGCAAGGCCCGTGCGGCCCAGAAGGTCTTCTCAGGCTTCTTGAAGGAGAAGTTCCCCAAGGTGTCTGCTGGCCTGTCTGAGTCTTTTGGTGAGCCAGCAACCCTGTGGCTCAAGGAGCTGGGAATCACTGATGGTGGCTTCAACCCCAAGAGCGTACAGGCAGAATCGACTGACGTGTACATGGGCAAGGAATTGAAGACCAGCCTCAAGGGATTGTCGACGATCCCGTCCGTGAACGAGGCCAAGAAAAAGATCGCAGCCGGAGGCAAGCTAACCCCCTCGGTAGCCCTCATGGCCCCGTATCTTAAGGAAGTCGACGATTACCTAGCCAGTCCCGAACACAAGGCCAACGAAGCCGGCTTGGAGCAGTGGGCCAAGGACAAAGCGGAGACCGCCACGAAGACCGTCCGGGGGTTGCTCTTCGACCTCGCCAACACGAAATTTAGTATTCTGGTAGGTCAAATCTGGTTCACGGAGTTCAAGAGTTTGGATGAAGATACTTTGACTATCACCGTGGACGGCCAACAGATTGAGGGCAAAGTCCAAATGCGTGAGGTAGAGGTAAAAATCTGAGTCTAATAGACTTAGACACGGAAAGGCCCCTCTCGACTTTCGGTTTGGGAGGGGCCTTTGTCGGCCTGACTCACGCCTTTTGTAGGCCAGCCTCAATCAGTTGATCGACCGTGAAAGCTTCGGGCTCGTAGCTCACGGACATGAGACCCTGCTCACCTGTGTCGGGGCGTTGGGCCCAGGTATCGGTCACTTTCTTGCAGCCACAATGGGCACAGACTTCGTGGATGACAACTCCGCCGCCATGTCCCCAAACGCCAGGATTCTGCTTACAGCCGCCGAACAGCTCATGGGACTGTTGCCAGTCATGCTCGCTTTCGGAGCAATCCGGCTTTCCCTCATACAGGGTCACGGTATCCTCGTCCTCCTCTCCGGTCTCGTCACAGACTGCTTTCACGTCAATCCAGAGGGTACCCTTGGAGTCTGAGTAGTTGCTGCGGTCGCAATTTTCGCGGGCTGCATCGAGAGCCTCTTCAGAGGAGTCTGCGGTGACGGTATCGTATTCGTGACCGCCCTCCAATAGCCGCCACTCCCTAGGGCAGTAGGAGCCAGACAAGGCTTCGCGGGCTGCATCGAGCGTCGTCTGGGCAACGTCCTGGGCCGCCGTGGCCGCAATATAGAGAGGGTCATCGCCAGAGACTTCGTCGTCGTTATTCATCAAATCAACGAAATCTGTGGCCGTTTCTAACGCGGCAACGGCAGCCTCGACGGCCAAACGGAGGGGGTGGGTGAGGTCTTCGGTCTGAGTCGTTTCTTGATTGAGGTCCATGCCTAGTACAACGGATCCTTAAGCGAGAAGTTAAGGGAATTTTTAGAGTATTTTTTCAGGCCTAGTTGGAATCGGTGTAACCCCCTTATGCAAACCGACAGAGGACATGACAATGACATTCGTAGCAGTGCAGTTCAAAGAGAGTGAAACCGCCCACCAACTAGTGGAGCGTTTCATGCAGACCTCGGCTGACAAGGAGTCCCGTTTCAATCAGCTCGAAGTGCTGGGGGTCCTCCTGTTTGGCAAGAACAAGTACCTTCGCTTCCGTACAGACAGCAAAGACGTGCCGGAAATACTAGGGCAGCTTCTGCTTGAAGGTAGGGGCGTGGTTCACCAGGATGGGGGAGGGTACGCAGTCAAGCTGCCTACTGGCAAGAAGGGCCCAGCATCGGCATCAGCGATGCAATCCATCGGGGATCCCACCCTAAAGAGGACTTACAAGGGTACTGCCATCCAATTCTGGGATCGGCAATTTATGCCCAGTTAAGGGGCTTCAGGATAGGTTAGCCCTCGAATTTCCTTTGATTAAAGGGGTCTTGTATGACCCCTTTTGGACGGATCTACCTGGTGACGAACCTGACCAACGGAAAGCGCTATGTTGGCCAAACTACGAAGAGCGTCCGCCAGCGCTGGGTCCAACATAAATCTGAGGCAAGACGCGGTGGGACTATGCCTTTCCATAGAGCAATTCGGAAATACGGGCCGGATCGCTTTGAGGTGACCGTACTAGAAGAATGCTTCGATCTGAATTCGTTGAATTCAGCGGAGGCTCGCTGGATCTCGGTCCTTAAATCTAATATCGATGAAGGCTCCGGCTACAACTGTACCAGTGGTGGAGAGGGGTGCATTGTATCAGAGGCCACTAGGAAGCTTGCTTCGCTTCAACAGAAGCGTCGTGCTGAAAATCCCGTTCATCGTGCCTGGCTGACTGAAATATCTAGGGCTTTCAATCAAAGTGTTGAGGGACGAGCTATACATTCAGAGATAGCACGTCAGGTGTTCTCCGACCCGGTAGTCAGAAAACGTATGTCTGAGGGTCAACTGAACAGACTTTGGACTCCTGAACAAAGGGCTCAACGACGTTCTATTGGCAAAGAAACTGGACTCCGCCGCTGGTCTAAGCATAGGGAAGAGCAGGGAGGGTGGATGCCAGAGGATGAGACCAGCTCTTTCATCCAAGGCTTAACCGTTAAGGAGTACGTTGTAAAGAGACGGAGCAACCCCAGGCTACCTAAGCAAAGTGCCTTTCCGGCAGTGTATGGGAAGACCTTTCAAGAAGTACGTGATGGCTTTAGGCGAAGTTTGTTCGTCACAGAGTCGGAGTTGAAGCTGGCTATTACAGGCATGGCTCAGACAGAGTATGTGAGACTCAAGAAAGAAAAGAGACTAGACACAAGGTATCCTCATACAGTCAGTTTCCCGAAAGTATACGGCAAGACCTACAAAGAAATACGAGACGGATCTCGAAAGGCGGGCTCGTGAAAGTCGCTGTAATACAGACATCGCCGGTCCTTAAGGACATTGAGGGCAATCTCAGGACTCTGGCCAAGCTAGTGATTGAGGCCGCAGAAAAAGGGGCTGAGCTAATTACTTGCCCCGAGATGGCTCTCTCCGGATATGGCTACATGTCTACCGCTGAGGCAGACCCCTACGCAGAGGTCATCTCCAATTACATGCGTGAGGGAGTCGCGCCACCCAGGTCCATGGAGGTCATGGGAGCAATCGCTAGGAAACATCAGGTAGCGATTGCTTGGGGTGTGATGGAAAAAGACTACGTGACCGGAGCCCTTCACAACAGTCAAGTCTTGATGCTTCCCAACCAAACGTATGTAACTACGCGAAAATTAAACGGATTTTCCAACGACCACCTCTGGTTTACACCGGGAACTGCTAGTCCTCCCATCATTGACTTTTTGGGGAAGCGCATAGGGTTGTTGATCTGTCGAGACATCCGCAACAAAGCTGACAAGTTCACCGACCTCTACGAGCCTGGTGATGCCGACATCGTCTGCTTCTCCTCCAACTTTGGGGACGGCGGGTTCCCCAGCAATTCTTGGCTGGACTTCGCCAAGGAAAACAAGGTCTGGTTGGCCGTTTCAAATCGCTACGGCCTCGAAGTTCCGAATAATTTCGGTGAAGGCGGGATCTGTGTGATCTCTCCCAGTGGCAAAGTCTACTGTGAGGGTCTTGTCTGGAGCCAATCCTGCATTGTCTACGCTGACGTACCCTGAGATCTCAGACCCTGGCCAATACAGCTCGGACCAAGCGCATCATCGCCAATCCAGCAACATCGGTATCTGAGGTCGCCCGTTCGCTGACCATGTGCATGAGGTCGATACCCCCGGTCACTTTCATCGGAGTATAGCCAAAGAAGAGCGCGGCCTTTCCGTTGCGGATGGAAACGCCCATATTGAACGCATCCAGGGGCTGACGTGGGGCAAAGTAGTAGAATATCCTACCCTTGCTTTCGGTAGCCGTCATGTAGTAGCGATCCCCTTGATGCCGAAACAGCTGTTCCAGTATCTTGGGGAGGAACAGGTTGACGGATTCCTGGGCTTCTTGGAGTTCGAACCCGTCCTCGGAATCGAGGGCATAGGCCGTACGGCCTTCAAAGAAGAATTGCAGGACTTCTTTGGGGATTGGGGACCCGCCTTCGGAGGCCTTCTTGAAAGCCCAGGCAGCGGCGACGCGGCGTGTTAGCGGATCCATCACCAAGGACGGGGTGAGAAAAGGAATTTCGGTGTAGGATCCTGGAACCAATGAGAAGCTGTAGCCTCTGCCAACGTCCTGAGAACGAAGTCAAACAGCTAGTCGAGATGACTGGTGGTGCTTGTATTTGCAACAGGTGCGTTGCCACAGCCGCTGGTTTGATAGGTGCATCTCCTAAGCAAAAGAAGGAGGAGGATGCTCCTCTGCTCAAGCCCAAAGAGATCCACGCTGCCCTAAGTGACTACGTGATAGGGCAGGAACACGCCAAAAAGGATATCTCCGTCGCCATATACAACCACTACAAGCGCCGCGAGGCCTTGAAGCATGGGATAAACTTCGAGGTTGAGATTCAAAAGAGCAACATCTTGATCTTGGGCCCTACAGGTAGCGGCAAGACCGAGCTGGCGCGGACCATCGCCAAGAAGCTGAAAGTGCCTTTGTTCGTGGGAGACGCCACAAAGCTGACTTCGTCGGGCTACGTGGGGGATGATGTTGAGTCATTGCTCCAGGGTCTAATGACCACTTGTGGCAATGACGTGGAAAAGGCTGAATGGGGCATCGTCTTCCTGGACGAGGTGGACAAGATCGCTCGTAAGTCCGGTAAATCAGACTCTGGGTTCCGAGACGTGTCTGGGGAGGCTGTCCAGCAGGCGCTCCTGAAGATGCTCGAAGGTAACCAGGTCTCTGTTCCCCGAGCGGGCAAGTCAGGTATGGGTGGGGAATACGACATCCTCGACACCAGCAACATCCTCTTCATCTGCGCCGGCTCCTTTGCAGGAATCGAAGAATCTGTCAATCGCCGTAAGAACAGCGGGGCATCCCTGGGATTTGGTGGCCAATCCAGGACAAAGTTCACGGGAACGGACATCTACATGGCCGTGGAAGAGGACGACATCCTGGACTTCGGGATCATTCCGGAGATGCTGGGTCGCATTCCCGTGCGAACGACGACTGTACTCCTGACTGAGGACGAGATGGTGCGGATTCTCACAGAGCCTAAGAATGCCCTAATCAAGCAATTCCAGGCCCTCTTTGAGATGGACGGGATCGACCTGCAATTCGACGAGGAAGCCCTTAAAGCGATTGGCCGGGAAGCTATCAAACGGCCAACGGGGGCTAGAGCCCTACGAAGCATTGTCGAACGAATCCTCAAACCTTATGCCTACGACTCTCCCAGCGACCCCTCAATCAAGGGTATCAGGGTCACCAAGGAAGTGGTGGAGGGGACGGGAACGGCCGCTATTTTGACGGAATCCTCGGAGCAATCTGAAGTTCTTACGGTATTGACCGCGTCGATTTGACGGGCTATATGGGTTCTTATTGCTCAGTACGCTGAGACACTTATTGGGTACACTTAGGCAGGGAGCCCACATGAGCCTGACCGCCAAGATCGTAGCCCGACACAAGGAAGACCCCAAGCAGCTGTCCAACGTCACTTGGAGCAACTTCACTGACTGGCTGAACAAGAACAAGATCGGCTACGACATGCAGTTCTCCTCCTGGCATTGAGACAATGACTGCCCCCACGCGCCTAGTAGCTCGATATCGTTTTGCGTTCGAGCACGCTACCGAGAAGGAGATGAACCACTATCTTCATCTCCATCCTCACGCGGACCCGAAGAACCATGTCGTGAAGAAGAACGATGAATCTGGGTCTGCGGAGGAAGACGAGCACGGGGGCCATGGCGAGCACGAGGAGAAGGAAGAGACAGCCGTCTCCAACAAGCAGAAGGTGAAGAACGTCTTCAAGGGCTTGTCAGACAAGGCTAAGGCGCTCGTAAAGAATGCCCCAGCTGTGGTCCAGAAGTTCGTAGTCGACGCAGAGCACCGTGAGAAGGTGATGATGGACGCGGCTAAGTCCGTCTTGAGGTCACCCAAGGGCTATGCTCGGAACTTGGTGAATGTGGCCAAGGAGGTCCACGAGTTCAAAGAGGCGGGGCTTGCCATCAAGGACGTGATCTCGGGTAAGAAACTCAACGATCACCAGAAGAAAGCTGTGAAGAAGGTCGCCATCCATATGGCGATCACAGCAGCAGCTGCGGCCATCTCGACCACAGGGATCTTTGCTGGGGCCGCCTTCATGGGCAAGGCCATGGCCAAAAAGATCGCGATGAAAGCGGCTCTGAAGGCCATGGAGAAGGTCCACATCCTAGGTGAACTTCACCATATCAGCCATGAAGCTATCCATGGTATCGTCGAGCTGATGGACAAGTTTGCAGCTGAGGAAGAAACCGGTGACGAAGAGCTGACTCCTGAAGAAGCCCTGGCCGCGTTGGTGATGAAGTGTATCACAGATGCCTTGGCTGAGTTCAACGAAGAGGACATTGGAGAAGCCCTGGAAGACGCCTCGGAAGAGAAGCAGAAGCTGTCTTGGAAGCGGACGACGGCCACCTCTAGTGACCTGCCCAAGTTGTTAACCGAAGCAGCGACGGCCATTCGAGAAGTGCAGGCAGTGCTGACACATTTCGATCGGTTGATGGTACTTTCCAGGCACAATGCAAGTCAGACGGGCCTATCAGAGGATCGTGTGTGGCAGACATCCTGGGTCAAGTACTTCACTGGGATCGAGCACCCTCTGACCATTCTTGAGCGTGTATCGGACTCTTTGGATGACATCTACTTGGATGTCCCAGCACAGGCGGACGTGGCCAACGATGCTAGAGGAGCGCTGATTCTCCCTCGTAAGGCTTTGGTTACCTACGCCATTTCGGATATTGATTTCTCCCCCAACCCGGACACAGGTCGGGAGGGGATCTCCTACAGTGTTCCAGTACTCAGGGAGTGGTCGAAAGCTCTAGAGGTCTGGGCCAAGTCGTCCCTTACCAAGATCTCGGGGTTGGCTCGAATCAGTACTCGCTGGTGAGGGGCCCCTGGTGTAGGATCAAGGGGTGAACCTGATCCGCAGCGGTAAAGTCGAGAACCTCCCCTATTCGTTGTCTAGGTGGACGGATGTCCCTGGAAGTGCGAACAAATGGTCTTGGTTTCTCCAACAGATGAAGCAGGGCTGGATGACAGCCTTCGACCAACGCACTTCTATACCCCAGAAGTGGAGTCTCAAGCCTGAGGACACCTTGGGGTTGATGTTCTGGACGAAGAACGCTACCAACCTCCTCAACCATCGGGAGCTGTTCAAGCCCTACAACGTGAAGGTGCACGTCACTGTCACGGGGTGGGAAGAGGTCGAGAAGGGGGCCCCGGGTATTCTAGAGGGGGCGACCCTTCTTCGGGATACGGCCCGAGCCTTTGGGCGTGAGAACGTGACCTGGAGATTCTCGCCCGTACCCATCCTGGAGAGTGTGGCCCTGAGGTTCAAGGCCATTGCCTCAGTGGCAGCTGAGGCCGGCGTACAATCGGCCTACCTGTCGTTCCTACAACCCAATGACTTGGTGCCTGAGACCCGGTCTGAAAGCGATCGTAAAGCCCTCCTGCATAGCCTATCTGACATTGCCAAGGGCTATGGGATAGAGGTCCGGCTCTGCAATGAGGACTCCCTATTGACGGGGGAGCAGGACTATCCGAACCTGTCCTCTGGAGTCTGCGCAAAACCAGAGGATTTTGCCCTATCCTCACGGGATATGCCCCCGGCTGAGGGCTGTGGCTGCGTGATGGCTGTGGATCCGTTCACACTGAATGAGTCGTGCAACTACGGATGTGCCTACTGTTACGCCTCCGACAAGAGCCTAACACCCAAGAAGCGTAATACTACTCGCAGCCTCCCTGTGGTAAGATAGGGCCATGAAGCCCCCTCCTTTGGAAGACTCTGAGGATTTCACCGCAGAAGAAGCGGAGTACGCCATCCCCGCGGCTACCTCGCAGTTCGTTCTGGCATCGGCAGGCGAGGTAGCAGAGGCCCTACCCGGTAGGTCTATCCGGTACGAACTCCGTCGTCGCCGGCCTCACATGTACTGCCGGACTCTGATAGGGACTCCGGGAAACCCGGATAAAGTCTTGGTTTTTCGCCTTGATTGGCTAAAGGAGATCCCAGATGGCGTGTGAAAATCCTAGTTGTTCATGTAGCGGCAGCTGCACAGAGAAGTTCCACGATACCTGTGGGTGCACTATTGACGGCGTGCAGGTAGTTAGTCCTGACCAACTGTACGAATTTCAGGGTGGGTCCGCTTGCAATCTCGACCGCAAGAACAACGTGTGGGTTGAGGGTCCCGTGGACTCGAACGGCGTTGGAGGCATCTGTTTGCTGGACACTCTGTGTGAGCAACAGATCGTCGATGTCCTTCAACGAGACGACCGGGCTAGAGCGGATCTAGTGCGGGTCACGACCCACCCTCGTCTATTGGAACTGGCAGCAACTGTGCCACATCTTCCGAAGACCAACGACGGGGACACTCTCCAGAAGGAGATGAATGCGGGAACGATCCCGTTTTACACTCAATTCCGCGGACAGCCGCCCTTCTCCCAATGAGCAGCTTCGGACGTAAGGCCCAGCGAAAGAATCGCCCCAAATCTGCCGGCGCTTCGACGCAGTTAACGAAAGCGATTGAGGCTCTTGGGCAGATCCAAGCTCTGGGAAACCTAGGAGATCTTGCCCCACTAGTCGAGGAGACACACCGTTTGGTGGTGTTGGCCTCGGAAGACGTTCAGAACGTTTCCCGAGAGCTGGCTCATCATCGAGCGGTGCTGGAGATTTTGGCCAAGGGGAATGGGGAGGCGATCCAGTTGCTCAGCTTCAACGATGACGACGAACTGCCTCAGGTCCCTCAGCTTGAAATTGTAGACGTGAGGCATCGTGACCGAACATGAAGACCCGCCTTTTGATTCCACAGACAGCTCGACGAGCCCCAACCTCCCCAATCGAATGGGAGAGGCTGATGCAGGTGGTGCTCACAAGGGCGTCCGCGATCTCGGATCCTCGTCTGAGCATGTTGAAGGCGGCGATCCCTCAGGGCAAGACCGAGCAGGTGCTTCGTCAAATGGGGATCATCTGCGAAAACGACGTGCAGAGAGAGTTGCCACTCCCAACGACGTAGGCGTAATCGAAGATGCCTTGCTTGAGGCATTTAAGCAAGGCGACCCCGAGGCTGCGTACCAGCTCGTTCGCGACCTGGCTGATCTGGCTCTTAGTTCAGTGGTAGATGCGGCAAAGGCCAGATTTAAGGCTAACTTTGGCTCTAAACGTTGTCTGAGCTGTGAGGGCTTGGAGGTCAGTCCTGGGGTTGTGGCGACCTGTGTTCAGGTGAATCAATGCTACTACACGAACTTCAAGCAGGGGGATCTGACACCGAAGCAGGCTCGCATCCTCCGTGTCCTGGGTTGACCCTTGCATTGGTGTGAGCTAGGTGTTAGGTATATCAAGGGTGCTCTGCGAACCACAGCACCCATATGTAAATCATAGGAGATAGACATGACGTTAGCGAAAGTGTTCCTGCAAATTGGGCAGGGCTTGGACGAAGAGATCGCCAAAGCCGGCCGTACTCTCAATGCTGCGATTGCTAGCAGCCTCAACAATCTGATGGCTAGCACCAGCCAGGGCCCCGCCAAGCGAGGTCTGAAGCCAAAGACAGCCATTGCTGCTCCAGTGCCACAACGGGCGAAGCCCAAGACGACGACGGCGGTAGCTGCTCCCAAAGCTCCCAAAGCTGTCAGCGCAGCCACTCGTGCCGCTGTTTCTAGGGGACGCCAAGCAGTCGTAAACGGGACTAGGCCGAAGGCAGTAGATGCTCTGGCCACGGTCATGGGCAATGCCACGATGAAGGCTGCGAGTATGGTGGCCGCCCTTGAGTCCCGTGGTTGGCTTCCAAACTCTGGCTCGCCACAGAACTACGTCAGCTATCTGCTCAGCTCAAACCCCGACATCTTTGAGCGGGTCAATCGCGGCGAATACAGGGTCATCAAGGGTGCCAACCTGGGAAAAGCGCCAAAGACTGCTCCCAAGGCAGCAGCTCCGAAAGCAGTTGCCAAAACGGCCAAAGCTCCGAAAACCCAAAAGTTGGGTGCTAAGGCACCCAAAGCAGCCCCGGTGATTAACGCCGGAACAGTCCCGGGCGGAAAACGGCCGAAGGCGGTCGATGCTCTGGCCACGGTCATGGGCAATGCCACGATGAAGGCGGAGGATGTGGTCGCCGGCCTGGAGTCCCGTGGTTGGCTCCCCAATTCAGGAAAACCGCAGAACTACGTCAGCTACCTGCTCAGTTCGAACCCCGACATCTTTGAGCGGGTCAATCGTGGTGAGTACAAGGTCATCAAGGACGCCAACCTGGGAAAAGCGGCAGGGGTCTCTAGCAGCGAAAACGGAAGCTCGGAGGCGGTAATTCCGGCTCCGAGCGCTTCCGTAGCTAGTGGCCCAGCCCCTCAAGAACTGGACGAAGACCTTGTTGACCTGCTTGGTGTGGGCCAAACCAGCGAAGTTGCTGGGAACCCCTACCACGCCAGAACCTGATAAATTGGGGATCTTTCAGATTCAATTGCTCAGTACGCTGAGACATGGATGATCTCCTCTTTCGGACCACGGTAATGATCGCCAGACGGCTGCTCAAAAGCCGCCTCAGGCTGTTCTTGAGCCGGATCATGGAAAGTGGGCCGGATGGCGAAAACTGGAAACCCGTCATCACCTTCGAAGAAGGTGTAGAAGAGGAGGCCAAGCAAGCGTGGCGTAACGTCCGCGGGTGTTGGGCCACCTCTTCTACATCGAAGGCCATGCTGGAATTCGCTGCCAAGCAAGCCTACCGTCAAGCTAAGCTTGATGTTATCGACTTGTTCCAGGCAGAGGTGGACGATAAGTGGCTGAAGTCTTCAATCCGCAGTTACCGCCCGACTCTGGAGTAAAAATGGAAATAGGTGATGTCACGCTCTACCAGAATCAGTACTGGAAGCTGGTTACACGGAACACGAACTTCCGCACGTGCGTGATCACGGACTTTGACGGCAACAAAGTCGAGATCCCAGATGACCTAGACAAGTCCGACAAATTGGCTGTGCTATACAATCCGTCGAAGTCTTGGCCCTTCACTTCAGTCCCCGACAAAATCAAGGCAGGACCTCTTCGAAGAGTGTCTAGGGGTACAACGCTGCTACGTCCCATGGTCGACTGGATGCCCAGCGACTTCCTGAGGTCAGGGGGAGCAATTTTCTTCAATCCCGCCCTACGGTTGAGCACGGGCGAGATCCTAGTGGCCACCCACCAAAGCGGGGCCCTAAGCCGAATCACTATTACCAAAGCCTTCGGTACAGTGAGGCGTAAGATAGCTAGGGCTGAGAATAGGAGCGCCCCTCCGAAAGAGCCCATGTCCGTCTACGACCGCCTTATGGCCGGCGACATCTTTGAGGACAAGTAATCAACCCCATCCCTAAAGGGCGGAGTTTTGCAGATCAAGTCCATGGCTCACAACCACTTCAACCCTGTCCGCGTTTGGCCTGATTACGGTGGCCCGGCTAGCAATTACGCTAGCCGCGTTGGCGTCGGCATCCGCGCTGTGCCCACATGCAAGACAAGCAAACAGATCGCGAGTCTTACGGTTGGCCTTCTCGATATGACCGCAAACGCGGCATTCCCGGGAAGTATTGCGAGGATCGACAAAACAGACAGCAACCCCAGCACGCTTGGCTTTGTACCCGATCTTGCTTTGCAAGTCAGCGAAGGCCCAAGAGTGCAGAGAGCGTCGTTGCGACCTGGAAGCTCGGATCCGGGAGCGGATGCCATCGAGGTTTTCGATGGCTATACCGCGTCCGGTGCGTTCGGCAGCATCGACAATCTGTTTAGAAATAACATGATTCACATGCGAAGAAAATCGGGATTCTTTGCGACGACGCTTCTTGAGCAGCCGTTTAGCGCTTTTGGTGCCTTTCGTTTGGAGCTTTTTGCGCAACCGGAATGCCCGTCCGCGGAGTGCATTAAGGTGTGTTCCGCTGAAATTCTGGCCGTCGCTAGTGGTAGCAATATTCACGATGCCAACGTCTACCCCGAGCCAGCCAAGCGTCTTATGCTCTTCGGTGTCAGGCACATCGACAGTGACAAACAGGTAGAATTTTCGGTCACGAAGGATGAGATCGGTTTCGCCACGCTCGTACTTGAGCAAGGCTCGCTGGTGGGTGCCACAAACGAACGGGATACGTTGACGGCCGTTGACTGTCCAGATATTGGTGGAATCTCCCCGCCACGACAGGATCCTAGCATCGTACGAGATGGCCCCCAGCGGCCGGAACGTTCGACGACAGATTTTGTCGAGTTTGTAGGAGTCAGCGACCTTGGCGATGCATCGCACGACTACCTGCGAGGACATTCCTGGAAATTCAGAGCGAGCGTCGTGATAAGCGAGCTTATGGAGGGCGAATTGCCGGAAGATCTGTCCTTCCCAGGCGCGGTCGGAAATCCAGTTGCAAGCAGCATTAGCTCGACGGATCGTAGCCTCAAGCGCAGCAAATTGCTCAGCCGTCGGCTTGAGCTGAACTTGCACCACGAGCTTCATTTCACAATGCTAGCAGTTTCTATACTTGAAGCAAGCCAAGCCGTAACAAGTCTGCGCTCCATCCCGAACGGTCGGGTTTCCGCCTTGGAGACGGTATGAAACGACGCCTTCCAGTGGTGAGTGAGCTACGCCTGGCCTCCGAGGAACTGGCGAGCAGCTACGAGCTTCAAATACAGTCAAAGCTCAGCGATACAGGGGATTCGATCTCCTGTCGGAAGGGCTGTAGCAACTGTTGCTCCCACCCTCTGTTGCTGACGATCCTCGAAGGACTTCACATCTACCAATGGCTGGCAGAGCATCGTCTTTGGAGCGGCGCCCTGAAGAAGTCGTTGACAGAGCACTCTGATAAGACCTTAGGACTTTCCCTAGAAATATGGTTGATGAGCCGGATCCCTTGTCCGCTACTAACAGACAAGGGCCTTTGCCAGGCCTACCCTGCCCGTCCGTTTTCCTGCAAGGTCACGTATTCCGTGGGAGATCCTGCCGAATGCGAGCCACATGCAGTGAGTTCGAGTGTCAGCCTCATCCCTAAACGGGCTATCCTCGACGCCATTGCCTCGACGGAAGCGGCTTTGTTACATCGGCACAATCTGCCTCATGTACGAGTCCCCTTGTCGACGGCCCTGCTTTATGGGGAACGCATCGTCAAAGAAGAGCTGGATCTAGAGGACTTTCAGCGTTTCCTCAGTAAGGACATCGATGCCATCAACCAAAGTTAAGTGTCTGATCTGCTCTGGAGAGCGCAACCGATCTGCCTGTAAAGTCATTGTTTTGACCTCGGCCGAACGTTCGGTTACGCAAAATCCACTCGATGAGTACGTTTACTGCAACCCCTGCTGGAAGATTATGAAGAATCCGTCGACTGCGTCGGATTTGATGAGCGGGATTATGCTCATGCACCTCCAGCGGCTTGGTGTAAGTAACTCGAAGGAACTGGCTGCCAAGTACAAGGCTGGCCTTTTGCGTGGGATTACCGATGCCTCAAATGAAAGTTGACGAAGTCATAGAGCAGATGCGTCAAATCCGCGAGAAGAGCGGTGAAGCCGCCTTCATCTCTGCTCGGGACAGCCTCGTGAGGATGCTGGTCAACACACCTAGGGGTGAGGACTTTCTGAAGACGGTGTTCCCGGACTTGGATCTGGAACCTTACAAGGGGCAAGCTTCTGCCACCGATGAGAGCATGATGGCAGCTCTTCGGGCCAAGACTCCGAATCTGAAGACGAAGATGCAAATGCAGCTCCTGGTGACGGGCGCTGACGCCTACATGTTGGCCATGGATTGCCTGTTTGCTGGCAAGAAGGAAGAAGCCAAGCAGGCTATGAATGCTGTCATTGCTATCTGGGATGCCACTGAAAAGGCCACCGAGATCAGCGAGAAAGTAGCTGAGATCCCGGCAGAAGAACGTAGCGCCTCCGCCTCGGAGTTCGTGGATGCTCCCGATCAAGAGGAATACACGTACACTCAACTTATGTACGAAATGGCCCTGATCACCAGCAAGGAAGCTTTGGAGATCTGGTATCGGGACAAGCGCCAGGAGATGGAGAAGCTTCGGTCCCCAAAGTACCGCAATGGATTCTTCGATCGTATCCGTGACTTGAAGGGGTCATTTTCTAACTGAAAGATGGATATGGAAAATCAAATCTGCATCGGCCTATTCGGTACTTGCGACAAGATACGCTGGCGAGACCCCTTCATGGCCGCCTACGATGCCAAGGGAGTCTCGTACTTCAACCCTATGGTCGACAACTGGCATCCAGGCATGGTCCCATTGGAAGCCCAGCACCTCGCTGAGGACCCGATCATTCTCTTCCCAATCCTCAAGGACTCCTACGGCCTGGGCTCGTTATCCGAGGTTGGCTTTGGACCCCTGAGGGCTCTACGTCAGAACAAGTACCGCTCCTTCGTGGTACTCATCGACGATGACGTGACCGATGCCCTCAAGGCAGATGCACTTCGTGCCAAGGATTCGACTAGGGGTCGGGCTCTCGTCAAAGGACATCTCAAGAACATGGGCATGTCCAACCTTTACCTGGTGGAGACTCTAGACCAGATGCTGGAGACCAGCCTGAAGCTCCACAAGATTCACTCGAACTTGGAAGAACTTCAGGCTCTTCGAGCGTGATCCATCTTCGAAAAGATGGCCGTCGTGCCAAGATCCCTACGACTTGGTGCGGCGCCGATCCAACCTTAGAGATAGCGGTGCGTCAGGACGCCAAAGTTACATGCCTGAAGTGTCTTACCACTCTGAGCAGCTTTATTCTTGAGGCTGTTGAGAATGGTGAGCGTTTCCTCGCTACCTTTCCCGAAAGCAACCCATGATCGAAATAGATAAAATACGAGCAGTCAACCACATCCTCGTCCATGACAATTGTTCGGACGGGACTGCCAGCGCTATGATCCTCAGGAACGTCCTACCCAATGTGAAGGTCACCTTCATGCAGTACGAGACGGAAGCCCACAAGACGCTGGATCCAGAGCCTGGGCAGCTCTTCTGCGATCTCAGCCCCCACAGGGACCGTTACAAGGCCTTCTTGGAGGCCGGCGCCATCGTGCTTGACCATCACAAGACCGCCAAAGGCGTTGTTATGCCCTTCGTGGAGGCGGGCTTGGGAGCTTTCGGAGACGAAATAGCTAACCCAGGAGTGTGCGGGGCGGTATTGGCCTTTAGTGAGGTCTGGTCCGTCGTCAATGCTGACGAAATACTTCGGGAACATGTCGCCGACTTCTTGGAGGGGGCTCAAGACCTCCTAGATGAGGCGGAGACTGAAGCGGACCTGCTGTCTGTTCGGACGCTTCTGCTGGGCAAAAATGGGCCTATGACTGGGATTCTGAAAAGTTTGGGGACTGTGCTCGCCCCTAAGCGGGCTGAAATAGGCACCACAGTCAATGCTGCTAGGGATCACGTGGAAGCGCTATACAACCACCATCGAACCCGGATGCTGGGAATGCCCTATGGGGACACCCCTAGTACATACGGCCGAGGGACTTCAGGTGTAGTCCGCGTCATGCAAGAACTCGCCACGTTGGCGGGCATCCGCGACACCTGGCAGAAGCAGGACCCACGGTTCCGCGAAGCCTGTGAGCAAGCTGACGCCCTGCATTGGTGGCCTTGGGAGAAAATAGACGGCACCAACTGGAGGGACTGGTCCAAACACCTGCTGGAAATAGGCCCGGTGCTCTACAATCGTAGCCTCAAGCACGTCGACAAGGCGATTGCAGGATCCTACAAGTTCACTTCAGAGAAGGGTCGCAAGGTCACGGTGTTCGAAGGCACGAAGCCGACCTCGGACGCAGCTGAGAAGATGGGAGCCGACAACGATTTGACGATCGGTTTCGCCCTGTTCGTGGAAGACGGTAAGCAGAAGATGATCTTCTCCACCCGTTCCCGAGGGGACTTCGATTGTAGCGCCTTTGCCGCCGCTTACGGTGGGGGTGGGCACACCAAAGCTGCCGGCTTCAGCCGTGACCTCAAGCCCCTGGACTTGCAGCCCTTCGCCCTGATTCAGCGCCTGTTCGAGATCTACGAGGGTCTGGAGGCCGATTGGAAGGTCCTGTTCAACTCCGAGGAGTACAAGAACAAGACCTTACCCAAAGACACCTACCAGAAGATGGTTACGAAGTACCTCGATGACCGGTTTGGGTCTTCAAGGATTACCCTCTGATTCTTCATCGGCAGTAGCTCCGATGAAGATCTCCACCTCCATTCCCCGGATCTTGTTGAACAGGACGGGGTCTGGGGGCGGGATGTATTTGACGATCGGGTGCAGTTTACAACCCTCGTCCTGGCAAACTGAGGCCTCATCGTCCAGGGCATTGGGGTTGAAGATGCGAAGCTCCGCTTCTTATTGCTAGCCGTGAACCCCACCATCTCCCAATCAGCCCCCTCTGGAGGAACTGGATCAGAGGGTAGCGTATCGTATGAATCACCATCCCGATCCATGTACTCATGGTAGAGACTGCCGTGGGTTGTCTTGTATTCGTACTGTGTCATTTCCTATCCTAACGGCTAGATGCCGGCGGGGATAAGGGGTTGCCTCACCAAAGAGGCTTCCCCTCGATGTGGGCAACGGCCAGGGTAGGGTGTCCACAATGGGCCTCGTTCTCCCAAACCAGTGTACCCTCAGTGCCCCTGGAAAATACATATTTTGGGTAGCGATACTCGATGGATTCCAAAGCCGCTGTGACACTGCTGTAGAAAGCAGAGTCCTGCTTACCTTCCATGTACTTGATCTGATACATCTTATTTCTTGCTCTTCTTCGGCGAGGTCTTCTTGGCGTCGTTCAAGCTCATCTTCAAGGCGTCGAAGAGGTCGACGATGGTTGCCTGGGTGGAGGTTGTGACGACGCTGATCTCCTTGCCGGCGACCTTCTCCTCGACAGCGGCCTTGACCGCCTTGGCGTACTCATCCTCGTACCGGTGGGACTCGAACGCCTTGGAGGTGAGGTGGGCCACCAGCTTCTCAGCCAGCTCCATCTCAGAGGGCGTCACCAGGCAGGGGATGACCGTGACTTCCTCGAAGTTCCGGACCTCATTGGCGTAGAACAGGACCTGAACCACCAGGCGATCCCCGTACGGGCGAAGGGCAACCAGGTGCTCCTTACCCTTGGTGCTCCACTTGGCGATGGCGACGACGCCCTTCTTCTTCATGACCTGGGCCAGGAGGCAATAGCCCTTGTCGCCACCCTTGTCGGGGCCGCAGTAATAGGACTTATCGACCTGAATTTGGTCAATATCGGAGGCGGGGACGAATTCCTGAATGGTGATCGTCTTGGTCGAAGGCAGAGCCAGAGTGTCCAGTTCATCGCTGGTGAAGGTCACGAACTGGCTTTTGGCGAATTCGTAGCCCTTGAGTAAGGAATCGTACTCGACCACATCTCCGGTCACGGAATCGACGTTCTGCTGCTTAATGCGATTTTTGGAGGGGGTCAGGAGGTTGAATTTGAGGGCCTCGTCCGAAGCCGAAACGTACAGCTTCACTGGAACGGAAACTAGACCGAAAACGATAGAGACACTGGCAGTCGAGCGCATGGGGCAGATTCCTTTTGAGGGGTTGATGCCCTATCTAACGGATCCTCCCTGGGGAAGTTAAGGGCGCTAGGGTATTTATCGCCAAGCTCCTGTGATGTCGTGCATTTGCCCAAGCTGCGGCTCTGATCTGACCTACGATGACGGTAGGGATGCCTGGACGTGCCTTAGCTGCGGCTTCTTGGGGCCGAATGACTCTGTGTGCCCCAAGCCTGGGGACGACCAGTCCTATAAATGGACCGGCCCGGATGCTGACGGGTTCTACAGAGTCAACACTGCCGCCGTTCGTAGGGTCGTGGCCAAGTACAAAGAGAAGAAGAAGAACCCGAATGGCGGCGACCCAATTTACCTCTACTCGGAGGGGGACGTAACCAAGCGAAATAAAGCCAAGGCTGAGCGGCTTGAAAAGCTCTCGGGCAACATCGAAAAGCTTCGTACTCAGTACAGGAAAGACCTGAAGTCTGATGACCTAAAGACAGCTTTGGTTAGCCTGGCCGTCGCCCTCATCGACGAAACGGCGGAACGTGTCGGCGGCGTTGAGAGCACCAAGGGGGACAACGAAGATGGCAAGCCTCATTATGGTGTGACTACATGGAAGAAGAGTCATGTCCGCTTCAAGGGATCCGGAGCTACCATAGCCTATGTGGGTAAGAGTGGCGTTCCACAGAAAAAGCAAGTGACAGACAAGGCTATCGTAACAGCGCTTCGTAAGGCTCATAAAGAATGCTCTGGAGAGGATCTATTCTGTCATGACGAGGTGACCATAGACGCTTCAAAGGTGAACGCCTACCTCAAGGACCTGGACCTAGGAATCACGGCGAAGGATCTTCGCGGATTTCATGCAAATTTTGCGATGAAGGAAGAACTCAAGAAGGCCCGAGCCAAGGGCGGCAAGCTTCCCACTGACAAGAAGGAAAGGGAAGACAAACTCAAAAAAGAGTTCAAGTCTTGCTTAGAGATCGTCGCAAAAGAGGTCGGAGGTCATACCGTTTCGACGCTCCAAAATCAGTACTTAGTCGACTCCATCGAAGAGGATTACCTGAAGGATGGGTCTGTCGGTGCTAAGATGACTGCTTCAGTCATGTCTAGGTTCAGGGGTTGAGACGCCGTGCCCAGCAAACTGACCATTGAAGAGATGAGATCCTTGGCCTCAGCTAAGGGTGGTAAGTGTCTGTCTTCGGAATACTCTAGTAATCGTGTCAAGCTATTGTGGACGTGCCATAAAGGGCATGAGTGGCTAGCTAAGCCCCAACACATAAAGGCCGGGAGTTGGTGCCCTAACTGCGCGTCTAATGCACCCGTATCTATTGAGGATGCTCGTAAGGCAGCGACATACAACAATGGTGAGTGCCTATCTGATAGTATTCTAACTTCCAACCCTATTCTTAAATGGAGGTGCGCTAAAGGACATGAGTGGGAAGGCTACTTAGGTAAAGTTCGTCGCGGTGAATGGTGCCCCCGCTGTGCTGGGAAACGGAATACCTTGGATGATATGCAAGAATTGGCCGCATTATATGGCGGAAAATGCGTATCTCAAAAGTATGCCCCTAATACTAAGCTTAATTGGAAATGTCAATATGAGCACACATGGACGGCTTATCCCTATGTGCTAAAGCAGGGTTCATGGTGCCCCATTTGTGCTGGGCGTGGTAGTACCATCGAGGACATGCAGAGGCTTGCCCATGCAAATGGGGGGTGGTGCCTCTCGACTAAGTACATTACATGTCAGAAACATTTAACATGGCAGTGTGCTAATAAGCATATTTGGTCCACAGCACCTCTGACTATACGTCACGGGGCGTGGTGTCCGGAGTGTAAGCAGAACAAGCGAGAACGTGCTTGCAGGGCAGTATTTGAGACCTTGTTTCAGACTACTTTTGCGAAAGCCCGCCCACCTTGGCTTCGCAACTCTCGTGGAAACATGATGGAATTAGACGGATACTCTAATTCTCTCGCTATTGCCTTCGAGTACCAGGGATTTCAGCATTACGAACAATGCTATTGGCATTCAGGGCCTGAGGATTTCGCTTGGCAGCAGCAAAAAGATCAGGAGAAACGTCTTTTATGTAAAGCCAATGGGGTCACTTTAATCGAGGTGCCTTGGCATACAAAGGATATCACGGCTTTCATTCGGGGGCAGACTCTGGGCCTAGCAAAGGCTTCTTGATGCCCAGCAAACGAATAGTAAATCGCTACCTTACGGCTCTTGCCTCTGTGAGAACGGCCTCAGTCTTAACTAAGGGGTGGATCTTAGGCTTGAGGAGGGGTTGGCTAAAGGTCTGGGAGCGTCATCCCCGGGACTGGCACGGCATCCACGAAGGGTTCCGGACCCTCAAGCAGTTCTTGCTCAATCTCAAGGAGCAGCTCTTCTATGCCCGTCGTGGACCCTACACGGGTACTCAGACGATGACTGAGGGGAAGAAGGTCTCGGACCTGATTGACCAGCTTCTACGGGAAGTCTCAGACGAGAGCAGCAAAGCAGATCATTGGGACAGCACTGCCAATGGCAGGAACATCCTTCCAGGCTTCCGTCAAGAAGACGGCGAGCACATGTATAGCCTCTACAAGAACAGCTTCTTCGAGACGGCTGGCGGTAAGGATATGCTTGTCACGTTCGATAAGCTTCTGAAGCTTCTACGGGAAGACGCTCAAAGGGTTGTCGACCACGATACGAAGACTCCAGAGGATCCGTTCCAAGACACCTCCGTCTACAAGGAATTCGACCTCTACGGGATGAAGGTCGTGGTGGACGACCGCACTGTGACTCCTACCGAGATCAAGCAATACATCAAGTTCCTGGACGAGGCCCATGCCCGTATGAAGATCAAGGGCTTTGCCAAAGCCTGGTATGGAACGGTCTTCATATCTTGTGAATCATGTGGGGGAGAGAATTCGAACGGGGCCGACTTGGGGGTTGCTGGCGACTACCGCATAGGTCAGGACACCGTCCAGGTCTACAATCGTCCCGGCCGATTCGTCGTCGAGTTGATGGCTCACGAGCTGGGACACCGGTACTGGTACAAGCAGATGTCCTCTGGCCAGCGGGAGAAGTTCCGGGCCTTGATCAGGGTCCGCAAGGGTCCTAAGCCAGAATGGCGAGAGAAGAAGAAGTACCCTGACGAGGGCAAGTGGGCGGTTGACAAGGCTGTAACCCCTCTACGGGAGGCCCTGAAGGACTTCGCTGGGGAACGACCCAAGTGGTGGAAGGATGCCTACACCAAATTCGAGACGTTGATTCCAAACCTCGCTTGGGATATGAACAACACCGTCCTCGATGCAATGCACAAGCCAGGTGCGAATGCAACCATCAACGCTGAGGTCAAGGGTCTGTTTGATGACGCTCTGAAAGCTAGGGGAGAACTCCTCAGGGCTTGCCAGAACATGTCAGAGGGTATCCTCGACCCTCTGCACAAAGAGCCAGAGCCGGCGAAGCGTCCCAAGAGCCTGGACAAGTATTGGTGGGGCGTGTTCGATAAGGCTCGTGACAACTGGATCAAAGAGATCGAGCAGAAGATCGAAGCGGTTGTCACCACAGCCTACATCTACATTGACGCCTCGGTGGAGGCCTTCAACAAGGCTGAAGCCGACCGAGTTGAGCAGGCCACGAAGAAGTGGGAGACGGAGCTGGATGGCGATCCACGTTCGGTTCTTCCTGTCTCGGATTACGGCGGAAGTAACATTTCGGAGGCATTCGCTGAAGTCTTTGCCTATTATGTGATGGACAAGGACATGAGTCGTGATCAAATTGAATCCTTCAAGTCCATCCTCCCATCTTTGAAAGCTGCCTCAATTGTGGCTAGGTTCTTGGCTGGTTGAGCTATGCCGAAAAGATACACAATCGAGGATATGCAAGCGCTGGCGATTAGCCGGGGTGGGTCCTGTCTTAGCCCCACTTATCTAGCAAAGAAGCATTTACATTGGAAGTGCTCAGAAGGACATGAGTTGGAAGACCAAAGCTCTCGACAATTCCGACTACATCTAGGTCTGTCATTTCAAATACTCACGTCACCACCAGCAGCTCTTTGATGGCGCCTCGGCCATCGCCCTTGGAGTTGATGTTTCTACGGGCCATGATCTCCCGGATCTCGTAGGCTTGATACAGCTCACGGACCAGAGGCGTGTCCGAGTTCGAGAGGACGACTTTGACCTCCCGGTCGGCAAGCTCGTGGACGACATTGGCAAGGCGCTTCTGAGCTTCGAGCCCGAAGCCCACCTCTGTGTACGAGGCGAAGTTCGAGGTGATGTTCAGCGGCACGTAGGGCGGATCGAAGTAGACGAGGTCGCCCTTCTTCGCTACCTCTAGCTTATCTTCGAAGTCTCCGTTGTTGATCCAGGTGTCTTGCAGTGCCCGATGACAGGCGAGGATGTTCTCCTCGATGAAGAGAGTGGGTGGAGTCTTGTAGGACCCAAAAGGGACATTGAAGGATCCACTCTTGTTGACTCGGTAAAGCCCGTTGAAACCATTCCGGTTGAGGTAGATCATCCTTGCGGCTCGGGCCACGTCAGATAGTTCCTTGGGGACCAAGGCCCGTTGGGCAAGGAACACGTCCTTGGATCCGCTCTTCATCTTCCCCAAGGCATCCATCAGCGCCTTGGGGTCGTCCCGAACCACTCGATAGCAGGTGATGAGTTCGGTGTTCCAGTCGTTGATCCAGCCTTCCTTGAAGGCCTTCTTGCCTGCTAGGTGCCAGAACATGGCCCCACCCCCAACGAACGGCTCGAAATAGGTGTCGATGCTCTCTGGGAACGACTTGACTATTTCAGGGATGAGCTTGGACTTCCCCCCTACCCATTTCAGGAAAGGGCGTGGAATTGAGCTTATTTCAGGGAGGAATTCGGTCAAACTTGACATATCGCCATCGCCTTGTTCATGTGCTGAGTAAATTCGTCAATCGAAAGGCCCGAGCCAGCTTCTCTGGGGCTCCCCATGATCATGTTGCCGCCGCCCCAGCAATCAGCTGGTTTGCAGCTCTCGACCTCGTTTAAGGTCTTGGTCAGTCGCAACAAATCGAGGGGGTTGAAGTGGTCCCTGCTGTGCGCAGTGCTTTTCATCTCGTTCAAAGTATTTGAGTCAGAGGGGGTCATGTACGTGGGTACTCCCGTGGAAGGATGTCTATTTCTTGTGGTGGGTTCTGCTAGACTTGACATATTGACATTGCTCGATTCATGCCCTGGGTAAAAGCGACCACGTTTGAGGATTTTCGAGCTGGTGTGAGATCTGAGCGATGTCGGAAAGGCCCGCTAGGTAATCCACCTTCTCGTAGTCGATAGTGCGCTGAACCAGAGGACTCAGGGATTCTTGGAAAGGGGTCATGATCGGTACTTTGAGACCGTGGACGAAGTCGTTGAAGGCGGCGTCATGCCAGGGTGGGGACCAGGCACTTGACCGACAGATATACACCATCTCGACATTGCCCGCGTATTCCGACACCTTGGGATCAGGCCATACACACGGCTCTGTGTACCGCCTCAGGGAAGCATCCAGTTCAGGGAAGCCCCCGTCTCCAAAGCTCCTAGTCCAATCGGCCATCCCCTTCCACGGGGGAAACACGATCAAAGACTTGAGCTGAAGCTGCGTCAGATGGGTCATGAGCAGCCAGTTCTCACAGGTGACGTTGCCTCGAAGGGCGTCCCGCTCGAACTGGGCCATGTTGTAGGTCAGGTCGTGGTGAGCGTCAAAGTTCACCAGCCGGGTGTCAGCTAAGGACGGGCCCTCACAATTCGAACGGGAAAACACCTTGTTCCCGTGCTGATGACTGTCCCCTACAATTACCTCACAGAGATCATCGAACCGATAGCCCAGACCTCGAAGGGTTTTCCAGAAGTCTCGTGGGTGGGGGTCGTCTAACTTGGCTGACTCTTTGAGGTCGAGCCCCTGTGCTTTAGCTAAGGCCAGACGAACTTCCCATACAGAGCCGTAGTAGGTTTCAGTTTCTGCGTGAGCCCATTTCCACTCTTCTCGTTCAATAGCGAAGTAGTCCCAATCTATTGTTAGCCAGATATTTTTTCGCACGATACTTCCTTGACGTTGTCGTGACCACTTGAAAGGGTTTCGTCTCCCTCTCTGACCCTTTTTGGGTCCGATTTTGATGGTCATTGGTTCTTACCTGGTGACCACTTGAAAGGGTTTCGTCTCCCTCTCTGACCTGTAAAAACGGGCGGCGTCACCAACACCCAGGTATCGGTGGTGACCACTTGAAAGGGTTTCGTCTCCCTCTCTGACCTTACCCCTAGGCACCTCAAGCATTTCGCGACCTTGCACAATGCTTTGCGAGAGGTCGCGAAATCGACCCTTTTTGAGGGAGGGCGATTTGGCAATAAACGCCTGGCTCCATCAACGATGGAGCCTAATTTGGCTGTTGCGAGAGCCTGCTGGCTTTTTGGCGCCACCGAACCTCTCGCAACGAGGAAGACGAATTGTCAGAGAACAGAGTGAGAGAAGAAACCCTCTTAAGTGTGGTGGACTCAACCACCAAAGTTGGGAATACGTAGGTACTCTCACGAGCCCCACTCAGCTAACTTTCGTTAGCTGTCGTCCCTAGAGGAGCCACCGACACTGCGCCGCTATCGACACAGCCTTCCGGTTTGCCTTGCTTACGCTTGGCGCTCTTCCTATTGTGCTCAGGAGCTTTCGCTACTGAGTTTTGGGTCTGCTCTGCCCGAGCAGACCTTTCGGCCCACGCTGTTTGGCGTATGGCCAGAAATTCTGGATTGTCAAAGTCCCGGAGATTCATAGCTGCGTTCGCATCTCGATGATTCTCTGGGAGGTGCCCCCTACGAGGCTCTCGAACGGATCCTACACCGAAGCCGCAGCTCTGGCATCGGAAATATTCGTTAGAACCCAACTTCCTGTTGAGGACCCCGCAGGCATGGCATTGCTGAGATGTGTATTGAGGCTCCTTGGCGTGGACTACCGCTCCTGCCCAGGTCGCCTTGTAGGTCAATTGCTGGCGAATTGCATAAGGTCCGATCTTGGCCCACATTTTGGCAAAGACCCGTCGCATGCGCTTGGATGCGTTCGAGCCAAGGTCTTGCTTCGCCATCATACCCTTGATGTCCAAGTCCTCGACATGGTAGGTGCTTGCGCCCTGATCAATCAGGCGTCGAGTGACCTGATGGCGTAGATCCCCCAACAGGTCCGTGATCTTGGAGTCAATGCGTCGGACTTGGCTCTCAACATCAAGGTAGCCGTTGGAGGGCTTTTGACGGATCGCTTTGCCTTTGGGGTCTAGGCGCACGCTGCCTTGATTGACGAGGACGATACCGTTCTTGTTCGCGGCTTCGACTGCGACTCGACCTTGTCTTCTGGAGAGTCTCCTCTGGAGGACAGCTTTTTTGCGTTCGAGCTTCTCGACCGTCTTCATAGCCTTCAGGTAGAATTCCTGAGCATAAATCTTGGCATTGGAGTCAACGACAAATGTCCGTTTGCCCAGGTCGATGCCTAAGGTCTCGCCAGTGCGAGGTTTTGGGTCCGGGGCATCGATCTCGACTGTCAGAGACAGGTACCAATGAGTCCCTCGTTTTTGGACGGCGACCTGAGTGTGGTTGACGTGATGAACCCCAATAGGGAAATACTTTGGACGAGCCAATAGGATCCACTCGTGACCTTTTCCAAAGAACTTGCCAGCTCCTTGGATTTTGATCCGATCTCCCTGTATGGTAACTGTCGTAGACACTCGGACAGCACCAGCCTCCGTCGTATAGGCTTCCTCTGGAATTATTGGGAAAGCCGTCACCTTCCCCAATTCCTTGAATGTTGGCTGATTCATCCGGAATTTAGGAGGGCTCTTCCCAGCCGCCTTGAACTTAGGGTACCCACTAGCTGGAACTCCTGGGGGCGGCTTTACCATGCGATCAAAAGCAAAGTCCACATCCGCGAGTGCCTCACGACTTACATAGGCAGTAGCTTGGTCCTTCAGGGGCGTTTTGCCGTACAGTGCTTGGGCATTCCTAGGGAATTTGACTATGGGGTCTTCGGCCCCAGGCTCCCATGCGTCTAGACCTAGGACTCGTGATGCCTGAGGTTGTAACTCCGAAAGATGCGATTCGAGCCATCGAATCGCATTGTTTGGGTTCACACCCTTGTACTTGTCACCGATCTTTAGGGAACCTTCGATACTGGGGGTTAGAAGGACATCCCCTAGCGGGCCGGAGAACTTCCAACCGCTAGCTTTCTGGCCCTCTTCTCGGAATTTCTCGTGCGTGTACCCAAGAGCTGTGAACAGAGCTTCGACATCGTAAATGGTTTGAGGGCGCTTGGCCTTTAGCTCTTTTGCGGACAGGTCCACCCACCCTCGGCGTAGTCCCAGTAGGTAGAGCTGCACCTTGTATGCCTTGTACTCCGCTGTCCTTACTGCGACACCGTGGTTATACGTTCGTCGAGTGACCCTGCACCAACGAGACAGTTCTTGTTCTTGCCTTGCTGTAGGGTAGATTCGACTTACGTAAGCTTTGTGGATCCTCATGATTTGATTGCTCGCTCCACTGCATCCAACAAGTCCGATTTGTGGGCTGGTTTGAACAAGACCTTGGCTTCTCCGATGTCTTGCAAAGCCGACATGACGGCTATAGGGGACCCTGTGTTGAATACGAAGCGCTTAGCCATCTTGGGCTTTGCTTTGATAGCAGCCTGCATGAGGGCGGGGCCGGACAGAACCGGCATCTCGCCGTCAGAGACCACACAATCGTAGTCCTTCGCCAGGAGCCCCTTCAGGGCCTTCTCGCTGTCGATGTAGGTGTCCACATCGTAACCCGAAAGACGCAGAGTCCTGGACAGGGCCTCAGCCACTTCCGGACTGTCGTCTACGACTAGTACCTTTTTCATCGCCATGTTCTACAGTACGGCCCAAGAGGGGGCGGCTTAAGGGAGAGCTTCCAGAATCTTACGGATGGGGGCGTAGCTGCGACGGTGTATGTCACACACCCCTAGTTTTTCTAGTCCAGCGATGTGTGCCGGAACTCCGTAGCCAGAATTTTTCGCAAAATCGTACCCGGGGTACTTCTTGTCCATCTCGACCATGTACCGGTCCCGGGAGACCTTGGCGATGATGCTGCCCAGGGAGACGGCGGGGATGAGGTCATCAGCTTTGGGGAGACCTATGAGCCCGGGTATGTCGAATCTCTTCTCCTGCCCTTTGAAGCCGTCGACAATGACCAAGGTGTCAGCGGCCGTAGTCCCCTTCAAAAGCTCCGTGAGGACCCTCCTGTGCGCTGCAATGAGGGCTTCCCAGATACCTACCTTGTCGATGGTCTGGGAGCTGACAGCAACTCGGCAGTAGAGGACCGGAGTCGTCTCCGTCCACTTCTTGTAAGCGGCCTCTCGTTTGGCCTCGGAGAGCTTCTTGGAATCGCCCACCCCCGGGTCTTCCCAGCTCCTAGGGAGGCGAGTGCCTGCGACTACTAAATTTCCGGCCCAACAGCCGAACCCAACTTCGTCCGAGCCCACCACCCAAGAGGCGGTCGAATTGTCTATTTCAGGAACGCCCGTGGGTTTCATCCACAGTTATTACACCGAATACTACAGGTCGAAGTCTGACAGGCGTTCCCAAAATGACTTTGAGCCATAGGGATCTCTATCTTGTTTTTTACGGCAGGCCTGACAGATAGCGCCCGCTACCCTACCGGCTCTGCCAATCTCACTGCACCTAATCGCACAAGGGATCTTCTTCGAGATCGTAATCAATTCCGATACAGTCAATGAATTGGGGTCTAGGGTCCTCTCAGTCAGATACCTAGTAACCCATTCCTCTGCTGTCATCGCCGGCTCCGGCTCCCGCTCACGCTCCGGCTCCCGCTCACGCTCCAGCTCACGCTCCGGCTCACGCTCCGGCTCCGGCTCCCGCTCACGCTCCAGCTCCGGCTCCGGCTCCGGCTCCGGCTCCCGCTCCGGCTCCAGTTCCAGCTCCAGTTCCCGCTCCGGCTCCCGCTCCGGCTCCCGCTCACGCTCACGCTCCAGCTCCGGCTCCGGCTCCGGCTCCCGCTCCCGCTCACCAGGTATGCCTCGAACATTAAACAAGGGTTCATATCTGCTCCCTAGGCAATTCATGAGGCCATTTCACATGATCCAAAAATGTGCTCCGATTGAGGGTTACTTTCACCCCATCTGGGAATGGCTCGACTTCATCGAAGACCCCTGTTTTAAGCAGGTCTGCGAAGCGGCCGTCAGAAGCAATCCAAGCGGCCTCGTCCAACTCTAACTCTTCTTCGGACACTGCTGTCACTCTACCTGTATAGTGTGCTGTGATAGTTCTAACGAAGATTTTCGTCCCAATTTCAATTGGTAGTCGACGTGAGGTGTTCATCCCAAATAGTAGGGCTATCTCGCGCAATTGTTCTAAAGTCAGATTTTGAATTTCCATAGAACCCTTTACACCGATCCTAAGCTAAGTACAAGAGCAGGTGGTTTCTGGCCCCGGACCTTTGCCGCGATCACTGCAGGCTTCGCGTTTCAGCTCGTAGCACATGTTCCGGCACCCTCCCGGGTCGATTTGGGAGTGGCAGCGGACCAAGCATTTCGAGCAGGAACTCCTGATGTCAGCCGCCGTTCCTGCTGGCCAGGCGAACCCAACCAGCAGGAATAGGATAGCGGCTTTCATAGGACACACTCTTGAGTGAGGGCCTCTTGGAGGGTTTCCGCAGTGATTGCAGGATCCTTGAGGACCATCAGCCGGGCTTTAGCCACCGTCTGGGAGATGGCAGGACCGCTCAGCCCTGTATCCTTGATGAATTTCAAGGCGTCGAAGGGCGGTTTCAGGAACTTCAGGTAGTGTGCATCGAGTTCGGCATCGGAGTGGTGCCAGGAGAATTCCTGGAGCAAGCGGTATTCCTCTTGGCTGAGGGAGTGCCCCACCATCAACGGGCTGGTGAAGTTCATCAGCTTGAGGAGGGTACTGGTGTCTTTGACCGTGTTGTTGATGCCACGCCTCATTCGACCTTGGGGCACCATCATGAACACGATCTCCAACAAGCCTAGGTGGTGCATGGCATCCAGCGCCAGCTCCAATTGGGGCTTGGGTAGGGTCAAGATCTTCTCGATGAAGATCATGGCCACTACCTCGTAGGGCAGACGACGAAGCTCTTCCGCCTTGCTCTTGAAGGCAAGCCAGGTGTCTGCACTAGGGGTGAGACCGTACTTGGCCCAGAACCGAATGCCACGAAGAATCCTTGAGGGGTCTTCGTCGAAGGTTTCCTCGGGATGCAAAGGCGTACGCAAGATCTTCTCCTGCAAGTCGTAGAGGCCTTTGCCCAGCAGATCAATGATCGGAGCCGATTCCGGCCCTTCCACGAGATCACCTAGACGCCACATGAGCGTACCGATTGTAAAATCGCGGCGGCTTAGGTCTTCTAAAAGTGTGCCGACGGCCACTTCCGACGGCTTATGCCCATCCTTCTTGGACTTGTTGTACTTTTCTTTGCGAGAAGTGACGATCTCGACCTTTTGACCTCGGAGGCTGACCCCTTGGAAGACGATGTCCTCAGCCACGGGACCCAGGTGGACGACCCCGTACTGGTCAGGGTGACAGCCAACGTGAAGGCGCTTGGCAACTTCTTCGGCGAGAACCACTGTGGTTCGGCCTTCGGCGGGTTCCACGACCACATCGAGGTCTTTGACCCCGAAGCCTAGGACGAAGTCTCGAACGGCCCCACCCACGATGTAGCTGTCCCGACCCATGCCTACGGCTAGGGCTGATTCAGCGAGGAGGCGTAGCATTGCTTCTTCAGGGGTCATTTGATCTCGTAGGGGTGGTTGACACTATGCTCTTTGGCACGTTCTTCCATCTTGGGGACGATTGTGGCCAGGATTTCATCGGACAGTTTGCGAAGCAGCATCGCCTCGGAGTCACGCTTTTCAGAGAAAGCCTTCGTGGCTTTCTCCAACAAGAATCCTGCGACTGTCTGAGCACCAGCCTTATGCCCTTCCAACCACTTTTGGGTGGCCAGATTGTCGAAGGAGTAGCAGTTGCCTTCGTTGTCTTTGAGGAGGGTGTCTTGGCTCATACTGTTCTAGACACCATAACGGTTCGTGGCCGCCAAGATTAAGCCTCCCCAACCGAATAATTTGGTGTAAGCTCCAGGGGCATGGCCGAAATCGACGATCCCCTAGAGGCAGCTTGGGCAGAGGTCCGCGTCCCCAGGACGGAAGCCGATGGTCCAGATGCAGTCCCGGACTTCTCGTCCTTTGCGAGACCACAAGACCTTGTCATTGGTTCCAAGAACAACCCTCTAGCCATCATCAGGCCAGACGGCGGTGTTGCAATCCGTCCAGGGTACACTCCCGATCAAGTCGCTGCGGAATTCTGGGAGGTCATGGGCCAACGGCGGTTGGAGATGGAGGAGCGGCTTCTCCTGTTCGCCCACATGGAGGCTGTATTCGTTCGTCTGGGTCAGGCTGACCTACGGGCCGAAGACCTCCGTCGTCGAGCTGCCGAAGAAACTGACGAAACTCGTGCCAGAGAGCTTACCCAATTGGCCGAGCTGGCCGTACGTCGTTTGGAAATGGTAGCTCACGAAGCAATCGAACTTGGCCGAGGTATGGCCCGCAGGGACATCCCGGCGCCTCCCGTACCTCCAGTGATCCCGCGAGTCATTCAGGAGAACGAGAACTCCACCTACAGTGGAGCAGAAGGGTTGGGAGAAACATGACCTACATTCCCCCATTCTGGCCCTGTTTCCTGGGTTTGGCCGTTCCCTGGGCCGTGGCGATGTGGTTCATCATCGGGCGTAAACCAGCTTCGTACTATTTGAGGAAACGCCCTTAACTTCTTCGGGCGGTCTCCGTTCTATTGAGCATGAAACTCACCAAATCGTATCTCGGAAACGACCTGACCATCGATTTCACTGCGCTCGCCGTGGCAAACATCGAGGAGACCGGAATCGATTGGACCGACGATTACCACGATGTGCGCACTGGGCAGATCACCGAGGAGGCTCTCCGCGAGAAATGCCTCGACGGCTGCGACCAGGACCGACACACCGGCTGGATTGACTATTGCGAGGAAATCGTACGCGCTGCTCATTGAAACGAGAGAGTGGCTATTTGCCATCCGTCTTTTCCTTTTTCCCCCCAGAGGCAGGCCTCCCGTGGAAGGTCCTGCAATCGCACACAGGTTGCCAAGGTGTTCCAACCGTAGCACCGGCACCCCAGCATTTACGATTGCGGCCCCGCCCAATGTGCTCCTCCCGAATATGCCCGCACGTACACGTGTCTTGTGACGTTTGTAGCGTTGGATGTACGCGAGGGGGGAAATGCCGTTTGGGAGGGGGACCTGTGGTAGGTACCACTCTCTGTAGTGAGGGTGAGGTAGGACGCTCGCCCCATGCTTGGATGTAGCGTATAGCCCCCTGTAGAATTGTTATGTCTTCTCGGGACTGAGCGAGGACACGATTACAATGCCCATGCACGAATCCACGTACGCATTTCCCGCAAGCAAAGGCCCCTGGACAACAAGAACGGTCATGATCGACCTGTGCACCTAGGGAACCCTTACCCCCTAGCAACATGGGTTGTTGGCAAACACCACACAAACCCTTCTGTGCCGCCCACAATGCTGCACAATCTACACCGAAGGCCGCTGTCTTCTGCTTTAGAAGAAACTGATCACGATCGGTCTCGCGGCGTGTCTTGTTGTAAGCAGCATGTTGCTCACGATTGATGTTGTATCGTTCGTGCAATCCAGCCAGGCGGACTAGATACTTGGGGTCGTCGGAGGCACACATACCACGTTGTGTACGACATTTATCGCAGAACCTGCCTCCACCACGGCGGTTATCCTCGGTTAGTCCAACGCGACAATCCTTGCAATGCTTCACGGCTGTCTTCGCATCTTTCGAACGACTCGGAGCAAGATCAAGTAACCCAGCAAATCTTGCTCGACATCTTCCCCTGCCGCGCTGCCCCGCGACAACCGGGATAGCTTGTCATCCAGCCGAACACGAATCTGCTCTTCGGGGTCAGCTTTGCTGAAGATCCTGAGCGGGTCCGTAGCGCTGTCCCCGTATGCAGCATTCTTCGTGAGGAGCAATTTGCACAACGAATCACACTCAGCTTCGATGAGATCACGAACGTTATCAGCCATAACTTATGGTAATATCCGCTGTCTAGGTTGTCAAGTGCACGTGCCGGCACGTACTTTCATTTGGGTCGACTTTCTGTGGTTCTGAGGAGCATTTTGCCAAGCTGTCTGTGTGCCCGCCCTATGCGAGCGATTGTGTCTGGGTGGGTGTAGGTGATTACGAATCCGACGGGGCTTCCTAGACGCGCCCAACGGTCAGCGGCTAGTACAAACTCATAGAGTTCTTGAAGGCCCGCCTTCCTCTGTACCAGACCCAAGTCTAAGACCTTGTCCAGGCCCTCCAGGGGAAGCACCAGGCGGTCAAGGAGGTTGTTCTGACTGGCTAGGGTCAGGAGCATGAACAGCACGTCTAAACGGGCGCTGGGCGTCGTCAGCTCGTTCGTGATCTTCAGCTGCATCAGCTGCTCACGTTCTCTGATGAACAACATCCTGTGAGACACCCACTTGGACAACAGCTCCACCACCGGGGCGACGATATGACCTTCAGTCAGGAGGAAGCGTGCTTCCCAGACAGCTCGGAAGGCTTCCGTAAACAATGAGCCTTGGTCAATCAAAACCCGTAAGGCGTCGTTGGTCTCGATGTTGAAGTCGGTGAGGGTGAGTAGACTCCAGATGAGGTCCCACGGGTGGGAGATCAGAGAGCCCTTCATCTTCAGGCTGCTGAAACGCTGAGTAAGGTTCTCGACCAGTCCCGAGGCGAGCCACGTTTCAGCTCCGACAGAGGAGTATGCCGGGTCCTCAACGCGCTCATAGAGTTCGAGGCTCTTCCGGTCGGATTCCTCTAGGAGTAAAATCGGGGAAGTCCCTGCCTGGCCGACTTTGGACGCCCAGGCAGCTACCCACGGGGCTACCTCACGCTCGGAGGATTCCGGCGATTTGAGACTGGGACGCAATTCCGCCCAAAAAGCCTCCAAATCTGTCTCAGACATCTCCATCGGAATCCTACCGGATCTCTCCGATGGGGTCGCCTAAAAAGATGTCGAACTCAACATCTTTTTCCAAGTCAACACACTTGAGACAAAAACGTCCAGCGATTTCAATAATCTCGTAGGTCACCTTACGGAGCCTTCGGGCCTTCTCAATGGCAATGACCGCGTGGATCCCAGAGGCGGGCCCACCTATGGCAGAATCACAGACACGTTCGATGAAGGTGTCTGGAAGAGCGACCAGGTACGCCCTCAAGTCCTTGGGGGATAGGTGTTGCCCTTCGAGGACTATCTCTATCAAGCCGGCCAGGTTCTGGTTCTCTAGGGCCTCCTTCCAGTGGCCTGTAAAACGTCGCACCATTTCCGTCACGATCTCTTGGAGAACTTCGGGAGGCAGGGAGTGCTTGCGGAAGACCTGTTTTAGATCGAAGATGGTTTTCTCACAGGCAGCGTCCAGCATCGACTCCAGATCCGAGGAACGAGTGGAGGCAATACGAATCGCTGACTTCTTACGGACAGCGTCCCAGTCGATGAGGAGTTCGTCGGTCATAGCACCAGCAGACCACTTCGTAGCCAAGCAGGCGCCGGGCTGTTAACTACGAAGCCAAAGGCCACCCAACGAGGGGGCTCTTCCGCTAAGGTGTGTGCTCTGTGACCTACGTGCAGATTCTTAAAAGCCTCAGCGATGAGCTTGCCACCCTTTTTTCGAGTCTTAGGATCCAATCCTGCCCTTCGTTTGGAGATCACTTGGATCACTCGGTTCATGATTTCCACGGTGAAGCCTTCCAATGTCTTTGGAATTGCAAAAACGACCTCGTGGAAAATTCCAGGATCCGGCTCAAAAGCCGTGTGCAACCCCAGTACTAGAGTGCCTGTAAATAGCATGGCATCTCGACTATCATTGGAATATCCGTGGTGGATCTCCGTGGATTCATAGAGTTTTGATTGCTCAGGGGTGGGGTCCGACCCTAAGAGGTCCTTGTGGAATTTAGCGATGGTCGACATCCACTTGGTGTATACACCGAAGACAGAAGGCTTTTATGGCCCGCCTAGGATCCCAATCCCTAATTTTGGGGACGACCCTTAAAAAGGAAGTGACTGATGGACGTGTTTGCCTGGATTCTCTCTTTCATCATGTTGGTGGCCCCTCCCGGACGGAAGGTCCACTACCAGGATGCTGTCGAAACCCAAGAAGAAAGCGTCGCTCGATACCAGTCGATTGCCCATGACGTTGTGGCCGTCGTATACGACCCAGCAACCAAGCCCCTCTTCAAAGGCCCCGACGGGAGAGCCCGTACTGTGTCGGTGATCCTGAGCATCATGTTTCACGAGTCTAGCTTCATGAAGAATGTGGACTACGGCCTGGGCAAATACGCTAAGGGTGACGGTGGGCGCTCGGTGTGCATGATGCAGATCAAGGTCGGGGCTGGAAGGACTATGCCCTGGAACACAGTGTGGGATCGCCCCATCAAGTGGAACGACCGCGAGGAAGAGATCTTCCGAGGATACACCGGAGATGAGCTGATTCAAGACCGAAAGCTGTGCATTAGCGAAGGCCTGAAGATCCTTCGTCTATCGTTCGGCCAATGCGGCAAGCTCCCCATCGAGGATCGCCTACGGTCCTATGCCTCGGGTAACTGCGAGGAAGGGGCCGCTGCCAGTCACAACCGCATGAACACGGCCATCAACTGGTTCTTCAAAAACTACAAGAAGGACTTGGCTGATGACAAGGTCATGTCAATGTTGAACCACTCCGGCTTCTTTGCACCGAAGGTTCTGGACTCGGACGAGAAGAAAGGGACCGACCTTCTGTCTCAGGAGTGAAGTTTTCTCCAAGCAGCGCTGAGGGCAGCTCTGGTCAAAGGACCAGGGTTGCCATCGGATCCTAGCTTGTTGAGCCCTTGGAAGGTCATGAGGGCAGCCTTGGACTTGGGGCCAAAGTTTCCGTCGGCACCGGCTGGGCCCAGGTCGTAACCAAGAGCGATAAGAAGCGCTTGGATGTCCTTCGGGTCTTCGAAGGTGGGCTCGCCAGCGAATACCGGGGCAATGACCGCGTGAGCGTCTTGCCAGTCCTGTAGTTCTTGGGCGAAGTCGGGGAGGTCTACCCCGTATAGCTTTTCCATCATCGGCCGGATCTTGTTGTAGCGACCCGGGTAAATGGTGATGTTAGGCCCGAAAGTCAGGGCCTTCAGGATGTGGACACACCAGTCTTCGCTCCACTTGGGGGCGTTGGTCGTAGTCACCGCCTGTTCGAGGTACTTGCTGGCAACGGCTGGGAGGTTGGCGGCGAAGCTCAAGAACCCTGCTCGGAGAGCGCCCACCCAGCCATCGGCAGCGGCCCCGTCGAATAGGATAGCCTTGGCTTTGGCTGTAGCGAACGTTTTGATTCGGTCTGCTGTGAAGTCTGTCTGGACGTTCATTGCCGCCGGCTGGGACAACGTGTTGGCAAAAGACGCCACCCAGAGCTTGATGTGATCCTTCGAGGCGTCATCCCAGGAGCCTTTGAGGCCGGTCGAGTTCAAGAGGAACAGCTTCTTCTGTTCGTCCGCAGAATCGACCTCATTGTCTCCGATGAAGAAACGGTAGTTACCTCGGCCGGTCGCCTTGAATGACGCCCCAGAGGCTTCCAGGGCCGGCTGAAGGGGTGCCAGCAGTGTCGGCTCTCTGGAGACGATTCCTGCCAATAGGTTCGAGGTGAGGAACAGACCCCCTTCGCACCATTGAATGAGTCCGCAAGAAACAATGCAACGGTCGTAGGCGTTAACGGCGTCCATATGGGCCGATTCTGTTTGCGTCGTCACCGCCAAAATCTTCTGGTTCTCTGTGGGATTGGCAGGGAGTTGGAATGGTGCGGTGCCCCAACAATACGGGCCTTCAAACGATTGGTACGAACCCCAGCCTATGGTACTACTTGTTGCGGTCAGCATACCCTGCCGCGTTTATGGGTAGATTAGGCTTTCCGCTTACGCTGCTGGTGTTCGACCATGAGGCAGCCGCAGGATTTCACCTGCCCCGTCAGCAAGGCGTTGCTGGTCACGGGTTTTGTGTTTCCGCAGATACACTTACATTGCCACAGAGCCCGGCGGTTCTTGTCAGTGCCTAAGTACTCGCCTACGGTGAGTCGGGTAAATACTCGACCTTCCATGGGTATGCGTTTACCCTTAGGGCTACGTATGCGGCGTAGTGAGTCCCAGTCGGCGTCAAAATTGAGTAGGCTGTTCACTAGCGGCACCATTACTATATAGGTTTTGTACAACTACAGCTGAATCTAGCCATGCAAGCCGCAAGAGGTGGGTTATTGCAGACCCACTCAGGCTGTTCACATAGTAACTTTCATACTTGAGTAGGATAGCACGTTTGATGGCGTTTCTGCGCAGGAAAGTGATGTTCAGGCTAGGGTGTTCACATGAGCGACCAGTATATAATTTATACGTAATATCCTATGAGCCAGTTTCCGGCGTAAATCATGCTGGATAGTAGTTTATAGGTTGGTATAACTCATAGGTTCCAGGCCGTGATCTGGCGTCGAAAACGGGCTGTTCACACGCACTTAACCGTTATTCAGTCTGTGAACTGATAACGTTACTCTGCTTCCCAGCCCGTCGAATCGACTTGACTGTCCTGAATCGGAATGATTTGGTCGGAGATGTACCCGCGTTCGGCAAGAACGGTCATGAGCTTCCTCACGCCAGCCATAACGCCAGGAGTAGGGGGGAGTGCGGTCCGGGGGTGGGGCATAAGGCTAGCGAGGTAGAAGGCTTCGTCAGGCTCAAGGGCCGCCGCTGGCTTATGGAAGTAGTGTTGGGCGGCGGGACCTATGCCATAGAGGTTTGGTCCGAACTCGACTGCATTGAGATACAGCTCCAAGATCTCCGCCTTGGTGAGGCAGGACTCAAGAGCGATCGTCAGTAGGGCCTCTTCAGCTTTGCGTCCTAGGGTCTTGGAACGTTGAAGCCAGATGTTCTTGGCGAGCTGCATGGAGATGGTGCTTCCGCCTCGGAAGAATCGTCCTAGCTTGAGGTCTGCCTTGAGGGAATTTTCCAGCGCCTGGGGAATGATCCCGTTGTGGCTCTCGAAGCCCGGGTCCTCCAAGGTGACGAACGCCTTGGGGATGGTCGGGGGCAAAGACGAGATGGGGATCCAATCTTTGTTGAACTGGCCCAGGATTCGAGGGAATAGCGTATTGTCCATTCGATAGGCCATGTATTCGAAATGGCCTCCATTCAAGGAAGCGATCAGCTCTGACCCGCACTCGAATTTACAGCTGTTTTTGATGCTAAGGGAGGGGACGGGTACTGTTCGGACTTCGAACGACAACCGTCCGTGGAAGTATCCAGCGGCGGACTTTAGGGCATCGGGAATTGGCTTGGGCAGGGCTTGGACCCACGTGTTGCACTCTTCGTCTCCTTCAATGTGGTAGGTCGACGGATCGATTCGGACAGTGGCCGGTCCGATGGTAGCTAGAATGGTCCCTGCCTTAGTCTTGAACACGGACCTGGGGATTACCAAACCTACAGTCGGGAAGGTCACTAGATCCAAAGATATCCAAGGATGGTCGACTGAAGTGGCTGCCAAGTCCACCAGCACGTCTTCATCTGTGAGCTTGACGGTTGATCGGCCTTTGACACTGACGAACGTGCCCAGCTTAGCCTCTTCGAATGTTAGGATCTTGGCCTCAGGATCTGCTCCCAGACCTCTGAGGGCGATCTCTTGCGTGGCATCCAGCTTGGGGATGTTGAAGGGTAGGGGGACAACGACGGAGACACTATCAACTGTGACCCTCTTCGTGAGGCGATCGAGGCGGAAGCCGTCGAGGTCGACCGGCGTCCCGTGAACATAGACCGTACCCATGAGGAAGGAGACCTCTTTGGAGTCGAAGCTCAGGCTAGGCGTTTCGACTACGATGTCCCCTTTGCGAACCACGGCCCTGAGGTGTTCTCCGGAGATGTCAGAGGCCTCGGATCCCTTCTCATGAACGGTGTTCTCGTTGAGGATGACCGCGAGGCTGCCCCCATCCACGTGGACCCTCTTCGAGAGGTCGACGGTGACAGTGTTCAGCGTGCCACTGATGCCGGGGCGGTCCACGGACACATCCGTGAGCGTGATCGCGTGCAGACCTACGCGGACAGAGCCTCGTACGATAACGCCAGGATAGTGACTAGCAATGTAAGCTCGAACTAGGGGTGCTTTGATAGTGACCAGGCCTACAATCATCAGCAGGGCGATGAGCGCCCATCCTAACTTCTTCATGACGACACCTTACACCACGAGGTCGTCATCCCTCAAGCGCTCAAGACGACCCTTTATAATCGGTCTAGGGGCCGGAGCCTCTTCTTCATACAGACGGAACATAGGGTCTGGTGGTAAGTCGTCCTTCAAAAACACTGCAAAGTTCAGAAGGAACGTAATCACCGAGATCATGCCCGCCCAAAAATCGGGGGCTATATGAAGAAGAGTCCTGTCCAAAAATATAGTTAGGATCACAGCGAAGGCCAGCCAGGCCAAGCAAGCGATCTGTTGCTTCAGCTTGTTCGTGACCCACAGGGAAACCCCAATTGAGACTGCGAGCCCTACAGAGATCACTATCCAGACAGTGTGAGTAATCCCAGGCACGCAAAGTACTACACCATTCGGTGTAAAAGGAAACGATGCCGCCTCGAAACCCATTGCGTATACCAACGAAGATACAGACATTTGGAGAAGCTTTGCGCTGGGCCAGGCATGAGCGGGGCCTGACTCAGAAGGAGGTCGCTGAAAAGGCGGGGATGATCGCTACCTTCTACTGCGCCGTCGAGTGTGGTAAACGCCAGACCGACCAATTGAAGACCCTTGCCAGAGTTCTGGGCGTTCGTATAGCCGATCTCGAAGAGCGAGCTGGGGTCACCAAAGATCTCATCAAGTGGCTCAAGACGAAACCGGCCGTGGTCAAAGCATTGTGGCGCACTAGGAGGCAAGGCTGATGTCGGCATTATCCGGAAAGGCGATGCTGGAAAAGCTCCTGAAGGTCGGAACGCTGACGGCCAAGGACAGAGAGACCTTCGAGGGCATGTGGGACGCTGTTCATCGTTACGGGGGGCTATCTAAAAAGCAAGTGGCTTGGGTCGAGGACGCATTTTACAAGCAGAAGTTTGAAGAGCCTGGACACACTCCGCAAAAGCGCTCGAAGAAGATCGGGTTCGTCATTGACCCTAAGGTCACAACCGTCAAGCGGGCCATCAACATCGACCACTTTCAGCTTACCTTCAAGGAATATCCCAAGGGAACTCCCGTTTACAAGGTAGCGGAGAAATTCTTCAGGGCTGGGGGAGAGATCTTTGAGATACGCCCATCCAATGCTCCCCCAGCATCCTCCAAAGCCTAGGAGCGGTGTGGTGGGCGATGTACACGTGGTCTGGCCGGTCATCGCCTGAGTACTCTAGGCGGTAGAGGTTGCCAACGTTCTCCCAGTGCGCGAGGCTGTCCTTCGTCCAGATCTTGGTCTGAGCAGGCATGATGATAGTTCCGTTGGCGTCCCTTATGGCCTGCACGGTGACCTTAACTCCATCCGCTGGGATTACGGGGTTAAGGAGGTACTCTGGAAGCTGCTTGTACAGCATGCCTTCACCCGACGCCTCCCTGAAGATGTAACTGTTGGTCTCCTTTGCGGATATGTAGGGCGGCTTGATCTGGGTGTGAGCCATCACCATCCAGGCGTCTCCTGAGGCCGCCCGCTTGGCGAACTGAACCCAAGGATCTAGTTCTTTAGTGTGGAGCCCGTCCTCCAGGATGTAGGCATCAACCCTTGATTCCTCCTGAAGTAGAATCTGGTTGGCTAGCTGCCAACCACCACTGAGAGTCACTAGGCCCCTCCGGCGGATTTCGACATCTTTGAATTTAGGGGCCAGCTCCTGAAGAGCTGCTCGGAAGGCATCTCCTGAGGAGGCCCATTGGCGTCCTTTGCGGAAAAAGTTGCCATCAGACCCCGGGACTACCAGGACAATCGGCTCTTCCATGAAAAATTGCTTCGCCCAGGTCGCACAAGGCGCCTGAGAGGAGCTGGCGTAAGCCGTGATGATGACATCTCTTTTCATGGAACTACCCAAGGTGTCCCTATGCCTAATCTACTAAATGAAACCCTATTTCGAACCAGATGACCGAACATTGGGCTGAAGATCTCCAGGCAACGCAGAACGCTCCCGACAAGCCGGCTCTAACCGATGAGTACAAGGCTGTCGACAAGAACCTGTGGGACATAGTGATGCAGGTTGCCAAGGGGGAACGCCACGACTTTACAAGAGGCGGGCCAAACGGGGATCGAACCATCAACGCTCCAAATGAAGGTCAGGGGTTCCGTAAGTGGCCCAGTCAGAAGGCAGTGGCATGGGCCATAAAGCAGTACAAGGGGTTCGGTGGGCAGTGGAAGGGTGACGACGAGAAGAATGCTTCGGAAGACAATGAGTCCTTCGTACAAGCTGTAGCTCTGAGGTATGCGAGCGCAGATGTGTCACACACTGAGGCAATGCGCCACTACCAACGCAGCGTCCTCGACTTCATGCGGACGGGGTCGTTGATCACAACTGCAACAGGCACAGACGATCACTACTGGATGCTAGACCTCAGAGACCAAGCCCTGGTCAATCAGGTCCACGCAGCTGAAGGCAGTCACGTCTGGGACATCACTGCCAAGGGTGTTCGTGTGTTCGTCGCCGGTCTTGAACAGGACCTCGTGCACAAGATGGAACACCTGATCAACACCGAGCCCTACGATGGCAATGAAGCCAAGAAGATCGGTGAGTGGTTTGAAGCCAACTTCCGTTTCAAGTCTCCGAAGACTCCCAAAGGCCAGAAGGAACTCAAGACAAATTGTGAGCATCTCCATTGGGCTCTAGCGTACGGCAGCACGATGTACGCGGGCAGACCGGACGCTTACAAGAGCAATGTCGAGAACCATTGGACATATGTCAAGCTCCACATTGGAGACCTAGTCAAGTACTTCTCTGATGAGGGCGGGAGGGTAGTCCCCAACGAGCTGAAGATTGGTGCCAATACCTATCTCAACAAGGCAGGACTCGACGAGAAGACGTTGGAGAAATACGCCCATCGACTCAACACCGTGATTGAATCCCTTCGAGGATGGCGAGCCAAAGCCCTCAAGGGTGGTGTAAAAGTTATGCTTGTCAGCCCCAGAGACTTGGCGACTGGTGGCAAGTACAAGACTTCAGAGGACACCTTGATGGTTCGAGCTACGCCGGTCATTTTGAAGCGGGACGCGGGAACGTACGCCAGCTTTGATTATATCGTAGTCCACGAGCTAGGCCATCGATACGAACATAAGAATTCAGTGCCACAAGACTTCGATAAACCAGAATGGTGGACCTCGAAATACAGCTCCAAGGAGGGCGAATCCTTTGCTGAGCTTTTCGCTATTGGTGCCTATAATTTGTCCGGACCTTGGGATCAGCTATTTTGGACCGTTTCGAAAAGATAATGGCATGATCCGCTCTTACCGCTATCCACTGCACCCGCTGAAGGACCAGGAAGTGATCCTGGTCTCCTGGATTGAGAGCTGCCGCCAGCTTTTCAATGGGGCATTGGAAGAGCGGAAGAGCCACTACTGGAAGTTCAATCGTGGGCTAACTCATTATGAGCAACAGAAGTCGCTGACTATTCTTAGATCTCAGGATTTGGAGTGGAAAGCGATTCCGGTCATGATTCTTAGATCTGCCCTTAAGCGCTTGGATCATGCCTACAATATGTTTTTCAGGCGAGTGAAGTCTGGAGAAGCCCCAGGCTTTCCACGCTTCCGGGGTCGTCATCGGTACGACTCTTTCTCGCTGGCGGCATACTTCAAAGTGAGTGAGAAAACCAAAGGGCATTCAGCTACAGTCTCAATCCCGAAGCTTGGTCCGGTCAAATTCAATCAGTACCGTCCTCACAAGGGTGTGATCAAAGACATCATCGTCAAGCGAGAGGCTGACAGATGGTTTGTGATCTTCCAGTGCGATTTGGGAGTAGCCCCTGAGGTCGTGATCGACCCCACGAAGTCCGTCGGCATTGACCTAGGACTCACCCACTTCGGTA